TTGTGGGTTTTTTTGGTTGTTGTGTTTTCTTTGCAACTGGCCGTTTTTGGCCGTGCGCGACTTCTCGAGCTTGTTGCGCTCGGCAATGGCCTGCTCGATCTTGCCCATTGCGTCAGCGTCGCCCACGGCGCTCGCGAGCAGTTCGTAATCAGACTTCGACATATCGCCGTCGATCTTGATTTTCGAGCTCTCACCGCTCATCAGCGCGCCGATCCAGTCGGCTTTGATGCCAACGAGCTTGCGCTTGTACGAGTCGAAAGTGCCGTCCGCATCGTAGTGATACACGCGCACGCTCGCGAGCGGGTTGCCTTGGCGCACGCCACGGCCATTACGTTGGTGGATCGAGTCAGGCGTCCAACCAATCGTCATGTGGTGGATCGCTTGGCAACCACGCTGCAAATTGATGCCAACCTCGGCTTTCTTGTTCGCGATGACGATGAGGTATTTGTTTTCCTCGTGATCGGCGTTGAACCCGTCCTGCACGTCCTGCATACCGGCCACGTCCACCGAGGCCGCATTGACGATCTTGATTTTCGCCGACGGGATGCCGACTTGCTTTGCGATTGCGAGCTTGAGCTTGTGGTGCAGGCTCAGTTCGTCACAGAAAACGATCTGCTTGGCTTGGCCCTCGTGGCGCGGGTTGAGGTTCTCTTGCCGCACGTTCTCGATCACGGCGGCGAGTTTCGGGCTCACGGTGATATCGAGGTCAAGCCCGGCCGCCTCGGCGATTTTCAGCAGCGTGTCTTGCGCGCCGTAGTCGGTCGAGAGCAGTTCGATTGCGGAGCCGCTTTTCGCGAGGCGCGCGCGGATCGTCACGAGGTAGCGGAACAGCACATCGCCGGTCGCGGTGTCCTTGATCGCCTTGGTTTTCGTGTCACCTTCGGCCGCGTTAAAGTCGGGCGCGTCGCGGTCCTCAACGATGTTCTTTTTATTGAACCCGTCGATCACCTTCGCGGCCTTGTCGGCGTCAGCCGGCGAGAACTTGAACTTGAAAACGCCGTCATCGAGTTCCGGGTCGTTGATGACTTTCGTCATCTTGCGGATCAGGTTGAACGGGCTCGCGAGCAGCTTGGTATCCGGGTCGCCGGCGCCGGCGGCGAGGGCTTCGACGGCTTTGATGTAGTCGTCTTTGTACGCCATGATGCGGGCGTAGTTGTCCTCGCCGATATCAACGCCGGTCGCAATTTCATCGTATTCCGGCACCTTGATATCGATGCCGTCCGCTTTCACGTCGTCAGCGGTTTTGATGAGCGCCGAGGATTGGAGCAGGCGGCGCAGCAGGCCCGCGTTCTGCAAACCGGTGAACACTGGCACCGGGCGTGAGACGCCAACAATGTTTTCTTCCTCGCGTTCCTCGATATCGCACGCGCCGAACATGAAACTGTCCGCGCCGGTGACGCCATACATCGAGTTCACCTCGCGCTCGCCCATTGCCAGCGTGAGCATCGCGTACACCTCGAGCGGCGAGTTCGTGACAGGCGTCGCGGTGAGCGAGAGCACGCCGTCGTTGCGCGTGGTCATGCCGCGCACATACCAAGCCTTTGCCTGCATATCCATGCCGCGTTGCGACTTCGCCGGATCAGCGAGGTACTTCGCGCCAGTGAACTTGTGCGAGGTCATTTTCGAGTTTTTGTAGTTGTGCGCCTCATCCAGCACGAGCGAATCGACGCCCATATCCTCGAAAAACGGGATTGCAAGCGACTTCTGGCCTACGTCGCGCGCTTCGGCCGCTTGGTTGTCGGCCTTGATCGAATCCTTTGCCTTCGCCTTCGCCTTTTTCGCGTCCTTTTCGTCCTCGCTCTCTTGCACGAGCAGGAACGCATCATCGTTTTCTTGCAGGTAGGCGATATACGCCTCGGTCGTTTCCTCGCGCAGCGGAATCAGCTTGAACGCCTCGAGCGTCATGAAAATCTTGCTGTGCGCGTTCTCGCGAATGCGGTTCAGGTCGATCTTGACTTGGTTGTTATCAACCTTGTCCTTACCGTCCTTGCCCTGCACCACGCCCACGAACAGGCAATCGGACGTGTCCGCGTAGGCGCGGCCGGCTTCCTTTTTCCAGTTTGTGAGCGTCGCGTTCGGCACCACGAAAAACGTCTTTTTCTTCACGCCGATGCTGTGCGTGTACTGCACCGAAATGAGCGCGGTGAACGTCTTGCCGAGGCCCACATCGAAGCCGAGCACGCCGCCGAAGTGGCGCGCGTAGCGGCGCGCGGCCGCGTACTGGTAGGCGTGGGGCTTGAAGCCGTCCACGAGGTTCGGAATGTCGAGCGGCGTGCCGTCAGGCGTCTCGATGAACCGGAGCACGTCGGGACTGTTGAGCTTCTCATCGAGAGACGCCTGAATCTCGGGGTTTGCGCGCGCCCACGCATCGAATTGCGCCTTGGCGCCGTCGGCAACCTCTTTGATGCCGCGCATCAATGCGGCCTCGGTTTCCGGGTCTTGGTCCACGTCCGCTTTCTTCGATTGCGTCGTGATCGTGCCGTTTTTCAGGTAGCTCTTGACGAAGCGTTGCAGCGACTTGTAACGCAACGTGTCGGCGGCCGTGGCGTACTTGCCAAGGCTCGGTTGCTTGATATCGAACACCTCGGCGCCGGTCGCGTCGGTCGTGAGGAAAATATCGGGCGACACATATTGCTTAAGGAATTCGAGCTTTTGCAGGTTCGTGACGTGCGGCGTGAACAGCGAGAACGTCATTTGCGACACGTCGGCGATATTCACGCGCGACTTGGCGGCCTCGATCTGGCGCACGATCTTCGCGCGTACGGCCGGATCGGTCGCGGCCTCGAGTTGCGCGTTCGCGCGGCGCATGAACTCGCCGTAGTTGCCGGTGTAATAGTCGTTAGCGTGCATCACGCTTTCGCCATCGGCCGCCACGCACCAGTCATCGGACTCGAGCGGATCGAAGTCCGAGAACGCCTCGCGTAGCTTCGTCACCGGCACATACCCGGTTTCGTCCTCGCTCTCGTAGCGCGTTTTCTCGTAAATCTGCGTGGGCGTGAGGTCGCGCGTCTCGATATTCGCCTTGATCTGGCCGGTCCAGAACGCCGTCCATTCGCCTTTCAGGCGCGCATTGCGGATCGATTGCAGGCCGTCGCGCACGAGCGAGGGCGCACCGCCAATCGACTTGTTGCCGTAGGACTGCACGCGCGCGAGCACGCTCGAGAGAATCGGATGCGCGTCTTTGTAGTTGAACGGCTCGGTTGGGTCGGTTTCCTGCGTCAGTTGCATCACGGCCATGCCGGCCGTAATCGCTTCCCACCACGCCTGTTTTTCGCCTTCGTTGAGCTTCGCCATGCCCTTTTGCACGGCCACGAGCCACGGCGAAACATCGCCCCACAGGCCCATGCCGCGCGCGTAGTCGAGATACGCCGAGGCGTCGGCCCAGTTGATGCCTTGGTTCACCACATCGAGCGGCTTCTTTACCTTCGTGCCAATCTCGAGCATCGCGCGGTTGGCGCCGGTGCTCGATTGCAGCGCGTGCCATTGGCCGTCGCGCATCTCGAGCGTTTGCCCGTCCTTATGGATCACGTCGCCGTCGGCGTAAATGATCGGCGCCGTCGCGGTCGCGTTGAGCAGTTCCCAGTTGATGTGCGAGTGCGGGAACCGGCGGATCATCTTCGCGATGTTCGCAATCGAGTCGTCGCTCAGAACGGCCGCCACTTCGCCAAATTTGCCGCTCTTGGTGCCTTCCTCGCCGAGAATGTATTTCTTGCCCTCGCCGGCGAAATAGCGGCCCTCGAGAAACTCGTCCCACAGCACATTGGCTTGGCGCAGCAGTTCCGGGTTCTGTTCCTGCAATTCATCGATCTTGGCTTTCGCCTCGCGCGAGTACTTCCTGAAAACAACCACGTCCGTCGTCACGTCGGCGGCGGCGGTCGTGAAAATCTTGTTGGGCAGGCGATAGGCGCCGACGAATTCGGCCATCAGCGCGGCGCGCTGGCGCAGCTTCACTTCGCCGCCGCCCTTGCCCGAGACGATGCTCTTAGGCACCACGAACGCCGCGAGCCCGCCGGGCTTGAGCTTTTGCAGCGAGCGCAGCACGAAGTACGTTTGCAGGTTTTCTTTCTGGAAACGCGGATCGGCGAGATAGTTGTCGCCGCGCATGTCGTGATCGCCGAACGGGACGTTGGTAATCACCGCGTCGTAAATCTCATCGGGCGTGCTTGCGGCCTGCGCTTCGAACGGCGAGACGGTCGTGCTCACGGTCGGGCCATCGTTGATTGCCGCGTTGATCGCGCCGCTCGTCTTGTCCAGTTCAACCTGAGTCATCACGGCCGTTTTCGGGCGCATCGCCGTGAAAACACCGGTGCCGGCGCTCGGATCGAGCACAGAGCCGCCCGAGAAGCCCAGTTCGCCGAGCAAGTCCCACATGGCGCCCGCAATTTCCTTCGGCGTGTAGTACTCGTGCGGCGAGCCCGACAGTCCATCGGCATTCACGAGGCCGCCGCCGTTGCCCGAATACTGCGCGAGCTTCGCGCGCACCTCGTCGGTGAGCGCAATCTCGCCGGCCTGCAACTGGCGGATCAGGGCGATAGCTTCGTTGTTGGCTTTCTGGCGTTGCGAGAGCGTGCGCTTGCCTTCCTCGGGGTAGTACTCGGCGGTCGGTTCGATGCGGCCTTGCGTGGGCGTGGCGGGCTCGGCAGCGGCCTTGGCGGGCTCGGCGCTCGCGGCGGGCGCGGCCGGGCGCAAGCCTAGCTCGAGCACGATCTCGCGCGTGCGCTTGCCGATTTTCATCTTGCGCATTACATCGGCGGTCGAGTCCGTCAGGGATTGGCGTTCCTGCGTAAGCGCGCGGAGTTCTTTCGCGAGCTTGAAACGCTGCATGGTGGATGCGGTGTCGGCCGCATCGAGGATTAGAAGTGTCATTATTCGCCGGGAAATGAGGTTGGCCGCTCTCGAATTGTCGAGGCGGCCAAAGCCCTATCCGGCGGGCGTTTTCCTAGCGTGAAGGGGCAGGGCGCCCCTTGTTTTAGACGGCCGTTGCGGCCTTCGCCATTGCTTCGGAAAACGCTTCCACGGCCGCGCGCCATGCGGCCTCAACCGTCGCATCACCGGGATACTTCTCGATCATCGCTTCCATGCGGTCGGTCGTTTCATCGGCCCATACGTCGGCGCGGCCCTCTGCTACATCAGCGAGGAAAGCGAGGTCCGCGTCGCGCGCGGGATTCTCGCCGGCGGCGGGCGCGGCCGGTGCCGGCGGCGGCACATCAACGATGCCCTCGGGCAGTGGTTGCGAGACAGCGGCGGCGGGCTCGGCGCCCGTCGATGCCTGCGGCGCTTCCCACTCGCCCGGCCATTCCTCTGCCATCACGCTCGCAACCTCGGCGGCGAGGTCGGGCCGTTGCTGCGCGATGTAGCTCGCGAGCGCGGCGCGCGTCACGCCGTCGGCGTTGCCATCGCCGAGCGCATCGAGCACGCGCCACACGTCGATGCGGCGCAGCTTCGCGATGCTATTGGCGGCCACGAGAATGTACTTTTCCATGTTGAGCGGTTCGGTTGGTGCCGGCGCGGCCGGCGTTTCGGGTTCTGCGGCGGGCGCCGGTTCGGCGGCCGGCGTTTCGCCCGAGAGCGCAGCGGAGAGGGCCGCCGAGCGTGCGGACAGTTCCGGCGTCAGCGAGCCGGCCTCGGCGCGCTCGCGCATGATCGCGAGGGCCTCTTGATACTGTTCCTCGGTGCCGATGCGCCCGGCGCGCAGCGCGAGCGCTTCCGCGTGTTGGTTGCCGTCCTGCAGGCGGGCGTAGATCGCGGCGTAGTCGGTGTCGGCAAGCGCGCCGATAGCCTCTCGCCCGAGCAACCACGCATCGTTGTCGTGCGGCGTGGTTGCCGTCGGCGGGTCCGGTTCCGTCACCGGCTCGGCGGCCGGTTCTGCGGCAGGCGCGGCCGGCGCCTCGGGCTCGGCGGCCTTCGCGAACAGCGGCGAGAACATGCTCCAGTTCGGATTGAGCTTCCAAATGGCGTTGCGCGCGGTGATTGCGGGCTTGGCGAAGCCGCTTTGAACGTGATCGATCAACGCGAGCAACATGCCGGTGAGTTCCTGATCTTTCTTCGCTTGCACCTTGAGCTTGTTGGAGATGCTCGAGACGAACAGCGCCCGGTCATAGCCGCGCAGTTCGCCGGCGTCGAGCGACTTGATCGTGCCGAGCGAGCCGAGAATGTCACGCGAGACGCGCTTGAACGTCGGATCATCGAGGCGCGCGCGGGCGTGCTCGAGCGGATCGTCGGGCGTTGCGGGCGCCTCGGACGCTTTCGGCGCGGGCCGGGCCCATTCCATCACGCGCGTATTGAACGCGAGCGCCACATCGCGCGGCGTGCCGTCGCGGGTGTCGATATCGAACACCATCGCGAACCCGGAATACAGGCTCAGATAGCGGTAGGTGTCATCAAACTCGGCGAATACGAGGCGGTCGCCGTCGGGGTTCAGTTCGCCGCCGGTTTCCGCGCCGCCGACGTTTTTCATGATCGAACCATTGTCCGTGCGCGTCCAACCGAATTCATCCACGAGCGCATCGAACACGAGTTCGGACTTGTGCGGCTCATCGTCGGCCTCGGGCTCCACGGCGCTCGCCTCGGGCTCGGCGGCGGCCGGGCTCAGAAACTTCTCAATCGCCTCGTTCGCCGCGTCCACGAGTTCACCGGGCGTCGCGTAGGTGCCAATGTCCTCGAGCGAGCCAGAATCGAGCGGCGTAATGACGGCCGCGCGCAGCGAGAATTGGCCGTCGGTCTGAATGAACGCACTCAGCGCGAGGCGACTGCCGATGCCCTCTTGCGAGCGCGTCCAGACGTTATCGGCCGCGTGCTTGAAGCCGTTCGCCTCGAGCACGTCCGCGCCGGCGTATTGCGTCGCGGCCGGCGCGTTGTCGATGAATTGCCTGAATTCCGCTTGCGCGACAGCGTTCGCGTCCACTTCGTTATCGAATTGGCCGATATCGGCGCTCGCACCGGTGATGCCCGGCGAGGTGATCGACTTGCGCACGAAATAGCCGTCGGCGGTCACGTTCACGTTGATGTGCATCGAATCGCCGCCCGCGCGTTGCACCGTCGAAACCCATACGTTGCCCGAGACGTTCTTAAAGCCGCTCGATTCCAGATACTTCGTGCTCGGTGCGGGCTTTTCTTCCGGCGCCACGCGCGGCTTGTTGAACATCGCGCCCTCCGGAATGCCCTTCGCCTTGAGCGCGCGCAGTTCGCCATAGGTCATATCGTTGAGCTTCGCGGACAGGGCGCCGATGCTCTCGCTCAATTCGAGCGCGTCCATTTCGAGGTATGTGGCCTGATATTCGCCGGCGAGTTGCAGCGCCATGCCGAGTTGCTCGTCGCTCGTCGCGTAGAGCACGGCCTTGGCGCCGTTCTGGCGGTTCATCTCGATGGTGCTCGCGGCCATCGAGTCCGTCAGGTCGATCAGGGCCCAGTGACGGCCCTCGAGCATCGGGCCGTTGACGTTCACCGTGTCACCGTAGAGCGGGCGCGGCGCGTTCATCACGAGCCAATGCGCGGCGTCCTCAACGTCCGAGAACGGCATATCGTCGGTCACGGCGCCGGGCAGGCTATCGATAGAGGGTGCGGCGGCGGCCGGCGCGGGCTCGGCGGCCGGCGCGGCGAGCGCGGGCTCGTTGTCGAGTTCCGCCAGCACGTCATCGATGCTCTGCGCGGGCGCGGCGCCCGGCTCTACGGTGTAGCCGGCGGCGCGCAATTGCGCAATCGTGCCGTCCACTTGGCCGTTCAGAACCTTGCCGGTGCCGTCGGTGTGCGCGGCCATCTCATTCCATGCCTGCTCGCCGGCGGGCGTCTCGGGATAGAACGCCGTGAAAAGGTCATCGAGTTGGCGATAGGTGAGGTCGGGCTTGCCGCCGGCGGCCGGCGCCTCGAGCGGCAATTCCGGTTGCGGCGCGGGCAGGCTTTCTTTGTACGCCGCGAGCAGGTTGAGCCCGGCCTGAATGTCGTCGGGGTGCCCTTGCTTGAGTTCGTCGCGCAAGTCGTAATCGGGCAGGGTGTCGCCCTTCTTAACGAACGTCGGATCGTAGCTCGCGAGGCGGCGCAAGTCCTCGAGGTCAAGCGCGTCAATCTGCGCATCGAGACGCGCCTGAATCTTGTCCAGCGTGTCGTTGTCTTGCGCGTCGATAGCGGCCTGCGCTTCGGTTTTCTCGGGCTCCACGACAGGCGCCGGCGGCTCGGCGAGCGTCGCGCGCGGCGCGAGGGTGCGTTGCTCGAGTTCGAACTCGGCTTCCTCGATATCGCGGATCAGGCCGTTGAGCACGACGGTTTTCTCGTTGAATTCCGTCTCGAGCTTCGCGATGTTTTCCAACGTCGCGGCGCGCTTGGCGTTGGTGCTCGCGAAGCGTGCCGAGTTCTTGGCGGCGAGCGCCATTACGCGGCGCGCAACGAGGCGCACATCGAGGTCACGGCCGCGCTCGGGCGCAACCACGATGGTGATGTCCTTTTTGTTGAGCATCCATTTCCACGAAACGAGGTCATCGCCCGGCATGATCTTCGCGGGCGTCACGTCGGGGTTGTGGAAAAAGATGGACAGCGTTTGACCGTCGGACAGTTCGAACACGCACGCTACCTGCGTGGTGCCCTTGGCCTTGAATGGGTCGGTGACTTGCATCGCAACGGTCGTGAGGCCCTCAACGGCGCGATCCATCACCTTGCGCAGAATCGCCATGCGCTGCTCGAGGCGAGCGAACGGCACCACGAGCGCATCGAAGGTGAGCACCTCGTCGGCGTCCGCGAGGATTTCGGCCACGGTCACGGCGTCGAAAATGAGCCCCTCGCTACCGTCGTGCGCGCGCACCGCGTAGAGAACGTGAGCGAGCGTCGTGCCGACAGGGCTATTCGCCGAGTCCCATAGAACCTTGTCCATCTTCTTTTCCTCAACAGGTAGATTTTCTGCGGTGAAAGGCTTGGTTGTGTCGCCGTTTGCGATCCACCACTTGAATTGCGCAACCGAACAGCCAACGCAGCTTTCGAGGCCGTCCCAACCCTCTTGAAAGTTGCTGATATAGCCGGCTTCGGCGGTGCGTTGGTCGGGAAAGCCGAGCATCACCTTATGCTCGTCCCACGCGCCGTTGATGTACTGGTTGACTACGAAAACGCGATCCGATTCCGGCCACGGCCCAACGTACATATCGAGTTCGTCGCCATCGGCGCCGGGCACGCCCTCGAAATAGCCGTAGTGGAATTTCTGTAGGCTCTCGCCGCGCGTGCCGTCGGGCGCAGTCCAACCGCGAAGCGAGCCGCGCGGGTTCTCGATCACGACTTTCATGCCGGCCACGACTGCGCGGCCCTTTTTGTAGTTGCCGGCCTGAATCTGCGCGAGCGTCGGGTGCTCCCGCGAGTTGTGGCCGAATGCGCCGGTGTGCGCGCCTTGGTCGATATGTGCGTATGGGTCCATGCGTCCATTGTCACTGTGCCAAGTCTGATCGTCGGCGCACATTTTCCTGATCGACATAGCTTCAATATGGGCGCTTCTCATTTGATAGAAGGGGAGCAACATGGCCGCAACGGACGAACGGCGCAAAGTCACCACATTCGAATGGGCGTGCCTAGCAGTGCCCATCATCGCGGGAATTGCGTACTTGCTCGCCGACCGATTCCAACTGTTCTAGCAGTCGAGGACAGGGCCCGGCGTTGATGCCACATAAAAAATTGCTTGCACTTCAAAACGTGAGCGCATACATTATGGCTAAATCAACGCACCGGGGAACACGAACATGGCAGCAACGCACTACGGCAATTGCCAGATTTGCGGTAAGGAGCACAAGGTTTCGGGTCAAACCATCGCGAAACACGGCTTCACGCTCGCGCACGGTTGGCAAGAGGGTGCGTGCTACGGCAGCGGCGGGCGTCCGATCCAAGTCTCGTGCGATCTGATCGAGGGCGGCATTCGCGCGGCGCACGCTTTCATCGAGGGCGCGCGCATGGACATGGCCGCGCCGATTGACAAAGACGGCTTCCAGAAGCGCATCGAGCGCGAGCACACGCGCTCGGGCGATGTGCGCATGAAAGTCGAGTCGGTGCGCGTGGTGATCGGCGAGAGCGGCAAGCCGGAAGTGCAGGATTGGCGCGGCAAGCGCGTGCGGACGTTCTACCGCCCGAGCGAAACGGTTGCCGAGATTCAAGCCGATATCGCCGCCGATATGGCGAAATACCTCGAGGCGCGCATCGCGCAATCGCTCGAGAACATCGAGTACATGAAAAAGATTGTGGCGACGTGGAAACCGTCGGAAATGCGCGAGATTCCGGCGCACGAGCGCGCGGAGAACAAGGTTGCGCCCGTCCACTTTTCCGCGTTCATGTACGGCGTGAAAAACGCGCCACTGTGCGCAGGCTCGGCGAGCGGCGCACTGCGCTCGCGTGCGGGCGTGACGACGGATCGCACGAAAGTAACGTGCGAGCGTTGCCTCAAGCGCCTCGCCGAGAAAGATGAGCGTGACGCACGCAAGGCGGCGCAACGCGCGGCGCAACAGGCAGGCGAGTAAGCCGCACGCCCGGCGCGAGCCGGGCAACCAAGGGGATAGGCATGGCAAAGCGGCCTGAACGCACCACGAGCGGATACCAGACGACGGACTATGTTCGCGGGCGCCGCTTTTGGGTCAAGATTATTCGCGACTCAAAAAAACGCACGTTCTTCTTCGCGCAAGGCTACAACGGCGAGACGACGGGCGACTTCCAACAGCGGACGTGGCCCTTCGCGGACATTCGGACGTGGGCCGATGCGCTCGAGCACGCCGAGCAAATGATGAAAGACTGGGAGTGATCGACAGCCGCGCGGGCGTGTGCGTCTGCGCTCACATTTTGCTTGCATTCTAAAACGTGAGCGCATACATTATCGGAAACGGACAGGGAGATGCGCCATGCAACTGAAGTCGAACAGCCCCGAGATTAAGTGGATCGTGCGCAACGCGGCTATCAACACATTCGCGCGCGATATGGATGCACGTCTGCGCACGACGGGCACGCTCACCGACAACATGATCGCGGCCGTCAACCGCATCATCTCGGAGCCGCCGCGCGAGAACGCGCAGCTTGATACCGCCGGCATGGCGCGCATCTCCCTCGCGTTCCGCACGGCCGTCGGCAACGGCCTGAAAAAGCCGAAGATGCGCCTCGGCGATTTTCTGTTCTCGCATCAGAACTCGGGCCGCAACGCGGGCTCGGTCTACGTGAAAGAGGGCGAGACGTACCTCGGCAAGATCACCGATGAGAAGTTCTATCCGGTGCGCGAAACCACGGCCGAGCAAAAGGCCGCCGTGATCGCGGTGTGCGCCGATCCGAAAAAGGCCGCCGAGGCATACGGCCAGCAAACGGGCCGTTGCTCTTGCTGCGGCCGGGAACTCACCGATCCGGTGAGCATCGCCAACAATATCGGCCCGGTGTGCGCCGAGAACTTTGGGCTTGCCTAATCATGGCTCACCTCACACTCAGGGCCGTGAACGCGGCCATCAAAAAGGCAGGCGGAAAGGAGATTCTCGTTCGTGGGAATGGGTATTTCTACTTCGCCGAAGGCGAGGCGCACAAATGGTATTCGGACAGCATCTACACGATGTATCTGAATGACTTGCCGCTCGAGCGTTGGATTGCCGAATGGAAAATGCGCCGCGACGACTATCGCGAACTACTCAAAAAACGGGGATTGATGATTGACGACGAAACACAACGCACTATCGATAGTGAAGCGCCACAAAACGATGCAGGCGACAGCGAAAGCCGCGAGCAGGGCGAGCGTGAAAGCGCCGCGCCCGCCAAAGATGGAGCCGAAGTTTCGAACGGTGCTCGCGCCGGGCGCAAGTTGGCCGCAATGTCCGACAAAGAGCTAACGGCCGCCGCCGCGCGCGCGATTGGCTTGGCCGTCGATTGGGCGCAAGACGCTTACTGGATTCGCGAGACGCGAGAGCCGTTCAAGCAGGCGCGCGGGTTCATGCCGCTACTGAGCGATGAGACGGCATTCCGGGTCATGGTCGCGCTCAATATCCGTTGGGCGTGGGTTACAGACAACACGCTCGAGGCCGCCGCGCCGGCGCGTTATTACCGGCGCGCGCAAGTCGAAAATGGCGACAAGTGCGCCGCATTGCGTCGCGCGATCACGCTCGCCGCCGCCGATGTTGAACCCAAAGGAGAGGGGAAGTGACGGACAAGGAATTGACGGCCGCCGCCGCGCGCGCGGCAGGAATCGAGCTTGTATGGTCCTCGGAGCCCGATCTTGCACCGCGCATCGCGGTCACGTACCACATTTTCAACCCGCTCGAGGATGACGGTGACGCCCTGCGACTGGCGGTGAGCCTCGGGCTCGATATCGACGTTCATCGACAGGAACCAACGGGCGGGACGGCGGGCGTAGAAGTACGTGGCTATGTGTATCGGCGAATGCTTGTCACCGAACCGGCGGCCGACAATGGAGCATCACTGCAATCCGCAACGCGCCGCGCCATCGTGCGCGCGGCGGCCAAAATTGGAGGCTTGAAATGACGAAAGAGGAATTCGAAAAGGCGCAAGCAACGGCCGCACGCGCTCGCGCATCGGGCCGTCACACGGACGGTTTCACGCTCGAGAACAAGGGCGGCGATATCCGCCCCTACGTCGTGTACGGTTGGGGTGAATACGAGCAAAGCAGCGTGCTCGCCGGGCAGGCCCGCAAGACGTTCATCGACTCGTTCGACACTGAGGAACAGGCCCGCGCGGTTTGGCCGGAACTCGATGAGGGCACGCACATTCGCCGCGCCGGCAACACGTTCAACCACTTGCCGGGCGAGGACGATCCGGTTTCCGGCGGCATGTACCCCGATGATCGCGACGATGGAATCTAAAGCCATGCAAGCGCACTACGCGGCCATCCTGAAGGAACTCTCGGGCATGTTGGACGGTGCGAGCCCCGAGCAGTTGCCCGAGCTTCTCGATACGCTCGAGCGCCTCACGCTCGAGGTGCGCAGCGCGCGCTTTCGGGTCGGGCATACCATGTTCGGAAAACGCTTCAAGCCGGCCGATGCCGCATTGCCGACAATGGGCGAGGTAGAGGGCAAGTTTCAACCGGGCCAGCGCGTTCGCACGCCGGCCGGATACCTCGCTTACGTCGGGTACTACGATCACAAGCAGCGCGTTGTGGCGAACGTCGTGTATGAGGCGTGCGAGTTCAAAGAGTCCGATCTAACGCCAGTGAAGGAATAGCATGGTCAAAACACCGATGTACGGTGAGGTGCCGCAAACGCTCGCCGAGCGCCGCAAGCGCTCGGACGATGAGAAGCGCAAGCGCGGCGAGGTGCGGGTGACGGCGTGGATCAGTCCCGAGGCGGCGCACGCGCTCGAGTGGCTCACGCGCGGTAAAAAGGCGCGCGGCGCGGTCGCCGATGCGCTCAATGAGGCGCTCATAACGTGCGCCACGTCCGACGGAATGCCGCCCTACGTGCCGCCTGAGCGTAAGCCCACGGCCAAGCGTGCGCGCATCGAAAAAACCACGCGAGGCGGCCGATGAAACCGATCTATCCGAAATTTGCTGGCGCCACGGCAACCAACCGCACCGCCGCGCAGAGCGCACCGATCACCCTCGAGTCGTTGCGCGCCACGCTCGCGCACCTCAAAACGATCGATCAGCAATGGCAGCAGGCATTCAACCTGTTTGCCAAGTCCAAGGGATTCGACTTGGAGAAAGACGGGCTCATGATCGTGCCGCCCGCATTCGATATGGGCCTCGTGCCGCCGGCATACCGCGATACGAAGGTCCGAAAAAGCCCGTTGGCAAGCGGCGCGATCTACTTCATTCGCGATCCGCTCGCCGGGATTGTCTAAGCCTGCTCATTCCACGGCGCGAGGCCGTTGAGGTCATCGCGCGGTGCGATCACGTATTTCGTCACGTAGGGATAGATGCCGGTCATTGTCGGCATGGAAACAATCTCCCACACAACCACCACGCCGCCGCCCGGAAACGCCGCGCATAGGTCGTATTTCTTGATCGGGAACTCGGGCACTTGCGTAGGCTCGATGAGCGCCTCGCTCATCTCTGTGCCCGGCGCCATCGAGTCGTTGCGGTCGGTCATATCCACCGGGCCCTGAAACGGGTTGGTGACGTACATGCGCGCCTCGCCGACTTCGACATACTCGTATTCGGCCTCATCCTCGGGCGTGAGCACGCCGAGGCCGCCGAGCGTTTGCAGGCCGCCGAGCGTCTCGTTGTCCTCGTTGCGCCGCGTGAGCACCTTGCGATAGATCGCGCAGTCCATCGAATTCGGGTGCTTGAGCGCCACGGTGCGCGCGGCCTGCGCGATCTTGATCGATACGTTGTTAAGCATTGCGTTGTGCCTCGATGTTTTTCATACCGGCGGTGAACATGGCGCGATCCAGCACGCCCGAGGCAAGCAGGGCGTTAAGCCGCGCCTCATCCTCGCGCAAGCGCTTGGCTTTCGCGCGCGGCGATTCCGCCGGCGGCGGCGCGGCCTTGGCGGCGGCCTTGCTCTGCATCGCGGTTTTGGCCTTGCGCCGCGCGCTCTCATCGGCCTTGGTCGCCGACGTTTTGAGGTTCGTCTGTGACTTGCGCTTGGCGGCCTGCGCGGCGGCCTGTTTCTTGATATCGGCGGCCTTGGTGCGCTCGGTTTTGAGGTCCGCAACGTCCAACGTGCCGCGCACCTTGCGCACTTGCTCGCCGAGCTTTTGATGCACGTTCGCGTCTTTCAGAACCGTGTGCATCACGCGCAGAACGTGCTTGCACGCCACGCCGCGCAGCTTTGGGTTTCTGATCTTCGGAAAACCCGTTTCGTCGCGGCCGTAGGCGTATTCGCCGACGGTCGCCATGTAGCGATACCAGAACGTGTGCCGGCCGCAATCGCAGTCGAATTTGAGCCGGCCTTGCGCGATCTTTTTGCCAATCTTTTTCGTGTCGTTGGGCGAGGCGCCGGCCGCGCCCTGAAAGTCCTGAAACTGAACGTGTACGTGGTGCCGCGCAACGTTCGAATCCGGGCCCGAATTGGTGATGAAATGCACGAGCGGGCCGCGAATCGCGGCAACCACGGCCATGCGAATCTCATCGTTCGCGCGCTGCGTGTCGGGCGGCGCGGCGAGGTCGATGCAATGCTGCGCGGTGATGCCGCCGCGATATTGCAGCACGCGCTTGCCGGGCACCTTTTCAGAGTGCAGCTTGCGCAGCGTCGCCACGTTGCGCTGAAACGCGCGCAAGTCATCGAGCGTGATCGGCCGGTGAATATTGCCGCGCAACGTCGTGAGCAGCGCGCGCTTAGTGTCGTAGTCGCCCGATACCTCGTTCGGATCGAGGATCGAGACGGCACTTTGCCGGCGGGCCTTGTCGAACCCGGCGCGCTCGGCGTGCTCTTTACGTGCGGAGGTGAGGCGCGAGGTCGCGCGCTCAATCAAGTGATTCGTAAGCGCGCGCTTCTGCATCGGTCAGATACCCGGTGTCTCGTTTGATTGCCTGCAACTGCGTGAAGGTCGGCAGCGTGAGCAGTTGCTCGGGGATTTCCTGCTCGAGCGTATCGAGCCCGGCGGCGGCGAAAATCACCATGAACAGCGAGCGGTCGCCATACGCGCGGTATGCGATGAGCGTTATGTCGCGCCGCTCGTCGGGTTGCGTGAAGTAGCGCAGTGCGGGCGCCCAATCGGGCGTCTGCACGGCGAACGTCCGCACCTTGCGCACGAATGCGGCCGTAGCGGTTGCGTCAGGCATTACTCGGCGCTCTCGCTATCGGCCGCCGGCAAGTCGCCGGTCAGGCTCTTGGCGGCCTCTCGCGCTTCCCATTCGGCCGCTTGGCGGGCGCGCTCGGCGTCCTGCGCGGCAATCATGGCGGCGCGCTTGGCTTCCTCGTCTTTCAGGCGTTGGATTTCGGCCTGCTCGGCGTCAACCGTCGCTTGCACGTCAGCCTCGTTGGGCTCATCGGGCCACTGAATCGCGCGCGTGTAGTCGGCGTTCTGAATGAGGCGCGCGAGCGCAACCTGATATTCGGCCCATGCCTTGTACATGCCGGCCTCGAGCGGCGTGAGGATGCCCAGTTGCAACGCATCGGCCTTGCCCCAGTTGGCTTGGCGCGCGCGATCCATGCGCAATTCGACTTGCTGCATAAAGTCCGCGCGGGCGCGCGCGAGCACCTTGTCGGCGTCGATCTGCCATTCGCCGTCTTTCCACGAATGTTCAGCCGACGGCCTCGGGGTTTGCGTCAGGCCGGCCTGTTCGGGCGTCACGCCCGGCGCGAGGATCTCGGCCGGCTCGCCGTTGTCCGTCCGGTAAAGCACGATGGATCGCCAGTCAGGGCGCAACGTCCATTCGCCCGTTTCCTCGCTAAAAAACGGCCACTGGCCGCGCGGGCGCTCGGGCGGCGTGTTGGTTGTGGAGAATGCCGGAATCAGCCAGTTGTCCGCATCGAGCGGATCGGGCGCGGCGAGTTGGCTTGCGGTGTATGCGCCGGTTTGCGAGTCGTAGTGGTGAACGTACATGGTTGATCCTTAGATGACGCGGAGAAACGCGCCGATAGAAACGTTGTGTGGGCGCGGCTCGTTGCCGCCGTCGGCGTTGACGTGGATGCCGTGCGTGTGGTTGCCGGCGCCGTAGATCGTCAGGCCGTGCTGGTGATTGCCGTTGCCGTCGATTGCGAGCGCGTGCGCGTGATCGCCCACGGCATAGGCGTTGGCGGGCGGCCGGCCGCTACCGCCGTACTGGTTGCTCGATGACACGCCGGTGCCGCCGTTGTCGGTGCCGGCCTGCGCGGTACCGATATTCGGCAAGCCGTGCTCGTGATAGCCCGCGCCATACGTGGAGCCGCTATGACCGTGATTGCCGATGTAATCCGATACGCCGCCGTGCGCGTGATCGCCCACAGCATCGGCGTATGCGCCGTGCGCGTGACTGGCGTTCTGCCCGCCTTGAAAGTGGCCCGGCCACGGCCGGCCCGAGTCGCGCCCGCGTCCGAAGTCGTGACAGCGGAGGAACTCGCCGCGCAGTTCGGGAATGCGGAACGTCGTGCCGTTTGTGCCGCCCGGGCCGTAGCCAAAGCCGCCCCAGTAGGCCGCTTTCCAGTCCGATTCCTGAAAGATCACGCCACCGGTCAGAACCGTCGCCCACAGCGCCGCGTAGGTCGTGCGCGAGAGTTCGGCGCCGTTGCACAGCAGATAGCCCGCGCGCGGATTCACGCGCGGCTCGAAAACAATCTGCCCGATCTGCGCTTGGCGGATCGCGGCCGTCACGAACGCGGTGTTTGCGATCTGCAAATTCTCGAGGCCGGCGGCCGGGGTCGGCACGGTCGGCACGCCGGTAAACGCCGGCGAATCGCGAAACACCAAAAAGCCGAGGTCGGTTGAGTCAACCGTGACTTTCAGGCCGCCGCCAGCAGCGGCCCAACCCATGTACACCTTGTTGTTGGCTTGCCCGATGCCGCCGCCTTGCTGAACCGGCACGTAGCCAAGGCCGCTTTGCTTCGTCTCGAGCAGCGCCTTGAGGCCATCGACGTTATCAATGTCCGTGCGCCCGAACACGAGCGAGGGCGCCACGGTCGCGCCCACGGCGCCGCCAATGTCACCGATGGAGCAGGCCCAGCCCTTCATCCAGAAATTGCGGTCGCCGCCGTCGCCGTTCTGCGAAACCATGATTTCCGGCGCATACACGCGCGGGTACGTCCATGCAGAAGTGGCGTCACCGATCCAGATGCAGGGCCGCGCGCTCTCGCTACCGAAGCGCACCGGGAGGTTGCGGTCGGCAAGGTCGCCGAGCACCGCCGCGCTCGCGGCGTCCCACACAAGAGACGTGTTGAAGTGGCCCGAAAGCAGAATGCTGATCGAGCGGCGCGAGGCGAGCTCGAAAACCTCGAGGCGCAGCTTAACGAACGTGTCGCGATTGCCCGAGTTCGCCGGGAAATTGACTTTGATCGCGCCCGTCGCGGAGCCGGTTGTCGCGAGCGCGAGGCCCTCGGGGTTCGTCAGGCGCAGAATGCCGAGCACGCCCGCGCCGCTCTGAATCGAGGTGCGCGGCGGCACAAACTCATCGGTCATTTCCTGCACCGAGAAGCCCCAACGCTCCCACTTCGTTGGACTGCTCGAGGGCGCCGCGCCCTTGTTGTTGTCCACGATGGAGCGATACGTCTTGCCGTCGGTCGGATAGATGATGTGCGCGCCTTTCATGTAGTTGAAAGTCGCGTCGTATTCGCCCATGCCGCGCAGCTTGCCGACGTATTGCGTGTGCGGATCGGCCTTCGCCTCGTGCTGATTGATGAGCGCGGTCATGCCCGGCACGTCGGTTGTCACTTGCACCGTGACGGAATCGCGCGGGAAGTCCGACACGTCGAACGTGTACGCAAAGGGCACGTCGAATTTCTCGGATTTCACGAATAGCGGCGTGGTCGGTTGTGACCACACGGCCCAAAGCGTGTTGCCCGCGAAAAAGCCGATTTCGCCGATGGACAGGCCATTGGGCGAGCGGCCTTGCGGATCGGTGTCGGTGATCGTCACGCCGATCTGAACCGAGGTCGGTGTCGGGTTCGTGCCGCTCGAGATAGGGAACCGCGCAACCTCGTTGGCGAGCGCCACGCGCGCGCCCGCGTTCGCGTCCAGCGCGTACTTTCCGGTGCCGATAGCGATGTGCGTGAGCGCCACGGCCGCGCCGTTGTTGGTCGGCATGAGCGCGAGCCCGGCCGTCGTGATCTTGGGGTTGAGTACGGGAGTAGCCATTGAAGCCTCGAGAACGGATCAACCCATTTTCGAGGCAGGTATGCGCCCGTCGGCGGCGCGTTTTCCTAGTCGTCTAGGCTCTCGCCGCCGATGCTGAAAAACATCGCCGATATCTCGTCGCACATGGCGCTCACGTCCTCAACTTTCTGCGAAACGCCCGCCGCGTCCATGATCGCGAGCACAGCGATAGCGCCGTTGCTGATTTCGGACGCAAGGCGATACTTCGTGCCGCTCTTATCCATGCCGTCGGACTCGATACGGTTGGCCGGATCGTGCTTTTGCATGGCCGGCAATAGCTCGAGGGTGCCAATGGCGCGCGCCCGGTAGAACCGGTGAATGGCGTCCTCGATCTTGTCCTCGGAAAAGAGCCGGTCGCGCCCGTTTGCGCGCGGATCGTTGGTCGTGAATAGGGTGCCCTCGCGCCGCTCGTTCAGAGGTAGCTCTTTCGAGACGATCACGAGGCCGCTCTCGGGCTCGAGCGCGGCGAGCAGGTTCACCGCCGGCCCGAAATAGCCCGCGATGCGCGCCTGAATCATGATCGGCTTGCGTTTCTCACTCATCGCGCACCGTCACGATATCGCCGTTTTCATCGAGCGAGGTTGTGCTCGTCGCGCCCGCGTTGGACGCGGTATCGACTTGCGTAATCACGGGGTAGCCCGCCGGCGCGGCCTTGCCGTCGTTGGGTTGGCCCGCGCGCGGCGCATCGAAAATCGGCACCGTCGCGCGGATTGTCAGGTCGCCCACAAGCAGCGTGAGGTTCTTTTGATCGACGGCCGTATTGACGGCGCCAAAGTCGATCTGCTCGAGCACGGCCGGAAACTCGTGTTGGAGCCCGGCGAACTCGTGAACGTGCGTGAAGCGCCGGCCGCGCGGGCCGTTGGCGAACAGGTTGAATTGCATCGCGAGCGAGTGCGCGGTGCGGACTTCGGCGGCGGCAATGACGATCTGCGCGCGGTATTCATTCGCGCTCGAGCGCGCCTTGTATGCGCGCTGTAGCGGATCGTCGGGGAATGAGACGTCCATCGCCGAGCCCACGGCAACCGAGAACTCGGGCAGAACGGGCGTGAAGTCCTTGGCGAAGCCCACGAAAATCACCGGCAGCATGGACGAGAGGCCCGGCTTGCCGGTGTTATCGTTTTTGCGCCACTCCACCATCATCGATTCAACCTGATCCACCAAGCGGCCGGGCGCCCACACGATAGCCTTTTTCACCTCGCGCTCGCGGTATTCCTCGAGCGAGGGCGTGTCAGCGGCGAGCGAGGCGTGATACTCGATGAGGTATTGCGCGAGGCCGATCTGAACCGGTTGCAAAAAGTCCATCACGCGATGCCCCATTTGCGCCGCGTGAGCGCGAGCGCGTCATCGTGCTCGGCTTTGGCCTTTTCCTCGGGCGGCGTCTCGAATTGCGTGAGCGTGCCGGTCTGGAACGCCCGGATGCGCGATTCAAACTCGCGCGTCGCGCGCCCGCCGGTGAGCACCGGTGCGTGTCCCGTCGAATCGAGGATCACGGTCTGATCGCCGCCGCGCGCGGCGAGCATCGAGAGCATTTCCTCGTTTTCCTCGCGCAAGCGCTCGAGCGTTTGCATCGCGAGTATGTGATCGGCCTGCAACGAGTCGAAAATCGCCATGAACGCGCGGGCCTGCTCGGCTTGCTCGGCAATGGCCGAATCGAGGATTGCATCGGCCATCTCAGGCGAGGTGGAATCGAACATCACGCCATCGAGCAGATAGCCGCGATTGGTCGTGTAGTTCGGCTCGAGCACGTAATCGAAGCCGTTGAATTGCGTGGCAACCGAGCCCGCGCGCGAGGGTTCGGCTTTGATCGCCGAGGAAAAGCCGCCGGCCTTGCTCGCGAACAAGCGCGCCGCCGTTTGGCCCGGCACCGTGTCGAGAAACTCGCTCTCGTGCGTGATCGTGCCGTCGGGCTCGGCGTACAGATACGTCGTCACGAGCGCGGGCTCGATGTAAATCTGCTCGCCGCCGTCCATGATCCACTCGGGCGGGCGCATTCCGTATTTCATGCGGATCAGGTGCCCGTAATAGCCGTGCAGGTCGCGGTTTTTGACGCGCTCTTGCACCGCAGGCGAGTTCACAAGGCGCGCGAGCGCGGCCGTGTCGAAGCGCCGCTCGGCGCCGTGGTGCTGGCGCCCGCGCTCATGCACGTTGTATTTGATCTTGCCGGTTTTGATTCCCATACCGTTACCTTGTCAGTTTGCCGATAGCCATGAATGGCATTACTGCCGATGCCCCGTTGGCGATAGCGAGGCCGCCGGCTTGCCCGATATCCTCAAACACCGTTGATAGCTGTAGCTCGAGCATCAGGCGCGCGGCGAGCGTGGAGCGAAAAGCCTTGGTGATTTCGAGCAGTCCGAGCCCGTTATCGACCGAGACGGGCAGCGTCACGCGAATGCGCCCGGTGAGGAAAAATGTGATCGGCGTGGGCGGCGTGACGCCATCAGAGAACGTCGCCAAGCCGTTCGCGCCGAGCGTGTAGTCGGTGACAGTCACCGGGCTCGCGGCGGGCACGGCGATATGGCTCGTCGCCGCGCCGCCTATCTCGATCTGCCCTTTGTCGAAATACGTGTAGTTGCCGGCCGTGTAGGAGTTGTCCGGGTAATACACCGGGCTAACCGACGTGAAGGCGCCGGTATTGATGGTGATACTCACCGTGAACACGCCGTTCGCGCCGGGCGTGATCGTCACGGCCTTGATCGAGGTGCTTTTGCTCGAGACGGTCGGCACGCCGCCGGCGTCGAACGCGAGCAGCACAGTGCCCATGTTCGTTTGATGGTCGCCGCTATAGAAGCGCAGCGCGCAGACAGCCGCATTGCCATTGGCAACGTCGCACGTCCACGTATAGTCGGTGTTTGCCGCTACCGCCGGGCGATTCGCAGTCGCAAGGGCGCCGTAGCCGGTCGTGCTCGTCGCCGTAACGGTGAGCTTCGACATGGTGAGGTCGCTCGTGCGCCCGACGCGCGCCGCCGCTACCAGCGTCGTATTTGACAGCGTGTAGCCCGTCGAGCCGATTGCCTCGGAATAGCGATGCAGGTTCGTGCGCGGCGTCGCGTAGAGGCGTTGGCGGCCTTGCCAGTCGTCGCGAAAGACGGTGCCGAGTTCGCCGTTGCCGTCGGGAAACTCCACCGTCACCGTCGGCGTGACTTGAACGGACGTGAGCGGCGTGCGGTGCGCGGGATACTCGTTCGCCGTAGCAATCGGATGCCAGAGCGGCTCGAGTTTCCACACGCCCGGCCAAACCGATTGCAGGTATTGGCGCAGAAAGATGAGGCCGCGCCTCGGGTTGCGCGCGCGAGCGGCTTTGAGCAGAAACGCCGTGCGCGTCGCGTCGCGTCGCACGATAGCGAGGCCCCAACCTTTGAGCGTGCGCTCGATGAGTTCGGAATTGCCGAGGTGCGGCATACCGGAGACGTTCACTTGGCGCTCGAGCGGGCGCAAGGTGTCGTTGAACACCTTAATCACGAGCGCCTTGAACTCGCTTTCGAACGCATCGAACTCGGCGCTATTGCGTAGCGGTTGAAGGTCGGGCGTGTCGATTGCGCGGAGTTGAGTCGTCATCGCTCAATGGCTCCACTGGCCGTCGTTGTAGGTCGCTTGCGTCACAATCACCGTGAGCGAGGCGTCCGACACGTAGCGGTATTGCTCGGGCAGCAGGCCCGTTTGCGCGGGAATCGTGGTTTGCCAGTCGCTACCATCGTCCTGCAATGCGACGATGTTCTTGCGCAGCGCATCGTTGATCTTTTTGCTCGAGAGCTTGAGCATTCCCTGTTTCACCGCCGGCGCGTCGCGGCCGTAGAGCCCGAGCACTTGCGCGCGGATTTTGGCCTCAACGTCGCCGGTGTCATGCACGACGGATACTTGCGCGTTGATCGTGACGGGCAGGGCAGTTTCCGCCACGTTCACAAACTTGAGCACGTAGGAGTCGTCGGCGGCGGCCACGATGGTTCGAATCTGCGCCTCGAGCGCGGCTTTCTGCGTGTCGTCGGTGATGCCGTCCATCATGTAGGCGACGAACAGCTTGTTGATGTTCGCGACATTGCCGCCGCGCGCGTTTTCCTCAACCTGTTCGTTCCAGACGGACAGGAACCGGAACGGCGCCATGTTGCGGCGGATCAGAAAGTCGAAATTGCCGAGATACACCGCGCTCGAGTCATAGCCGCTCGGGTAGCTCGCGAATTGGCGCAACGTCTCGATATCCTGCGGATCGGCGCCCGGATTGATGATGCTTGCGAGCTTGAACGTGAGCGCGCGATCCGCCTCGGTCGTGGTCGCCTCGAGCGTGAACGCGGCATTGGTCGCGAGGTCGGTTGCGCCCTGCGTTTCCTCGATGGTCAGCGCGACAGCGGCGCCGGCGGCCGGTTGAACGCCGAACGTGTTGGCCCAACCGAAGCGCACGAACAGGCGGCGTTGCTCATCGGTTTCGAGCGTGAATGCGGGTTGATCGGCCGCCACATTGGCGAACTCGGGCGTGTAGGAGTAGTTCGTGCCATCGACGGTGACGAACACGCCTGAAATGACTTGCTCGGCGTCCGGGTTCTCGGGAACCTGCACCGAGTAGAACGGAATGCTCTGATCGACCGTCACACTGGCGGTGCGCGTGGTCATTTGCTTGACCATCAGCGCAGCGGCGCCGCCGGCGGGCACCGTTGCATTCGTCTCGCTCGTGTAGCGCTTGCCGTACTGATCGAGCAGCACGCGCCCGGTCGCGATAGGCACGTCCACATCGCCCGGATTCGCAACCGAGAGCGTCATTTGCGGCGGCACGCCAAACGGCAGAATGCCTTTCATGGCCGCGTCCGCGAGCACCGTGGAATCGCGCGTTTTCGAGAACGGCTCGAGTTGCGCGATATCGATCTGCTCGGAGAGCATCGAGAACATGGTCGAAACCGCACCCATAGGCGCGAACAGGCGCGGGTCGCCCGCCTGATAGTAGAGCGCAACCGTCGGGTAGTTCGTGACTTCTGCCGCGAACTTGGCGAGGAATTCATCGCGCGTGAAGGCCATTACGTTGTGGTTCCCAAGTCGATAGCATCGCCGCCCACTTCGATAAAGATGCGCGTCTTGTCGGGCCCGTCATGCACCGCATAGAGGTTGGTCTGACTGGCCGGCATGGCGCCCACGAGCGGCACGTCGGCGCGCAGCTTGTTGAGCACGGTATCGGCGAGCCCGCTTCGCTGCGGTTGTTGCAGCAGGTCGGGCACGATGGAGCCGTATGAGTCGCCCAAATAGCCATTCACCGGCGTCTCGAGCCAGTGCGTGACCATCGCTTGCGTGTCGGATGCGTTGATTTTTGCCATGCGATGAGTCTATGGGCGGGCGCACACTTAGAGAGGTGCCGTTTTCCTACGCCGACAAATATCGAGATATCTATATTTCTACTTGCCTTTGCTTGCATTACGCCATTATCATTTGATTACCCGATTAGGCAAACGTAACGAAATGCAAATGACCAAGGCCCTAAGTTTCGTGTGTCGCGAATGCGGTACTTTCCACAAGCGGCGCAACCTCGCAGTCGAGTGTTGCTCGCGCGGTGACGCGCTCACGACTGACGAACTCGAGGCCATTGGGCAGCAGCGCCTTTTCGGCGATAGCACGCCGGCGGTTTTTAAGCGCGAGCCTATAGCAGTCAGTCCGGGCGAGGATCGAGCGTCAAGTCTGAGTTAACGGGGCGTTCAGCGCTAGTTGGCTTGTCTCGTGAAACAATTTCGCCTCTTTTAAGGCCGTCAGAGCCGGTGTTCCCACAATTCCCAAAGACGGAAAGAAAAAAATGCCTGCACGAAAGTCAGCAGAGGTGAAAGAGGCGGTTGATCTGGTCATCACCGGCAAGGTGAAAACTGTGTACGCGGCGGCCAAGGAAAAGGGCGTCGCGCAGTCATCCATCGCGCGCGATCCACGGTACCGGGCGTGGCGCGCACAGCAACGCGAGCGCGGAAAGCCTTAGGCGCGGCGCGGCGCGGAAACGCAAGTATCAATAATGCCGTTTTAGTGCCGTTTATTGGCATATTGCTTGCAATCCATAACGTGAGCGCATACGATATGGATTCACGCTGCAATGAGGAAAACACCATGAGCAAAAAGAAAAATGAGGTGCCCGGCGCGGTCGCGCGTGTCGGGGTGGAGCGCGATGCGGAGGATCGGCTTTTCGTCTGCTTGGATGATCTTGTCCTGCGGCCGTGGCCCAACCCCGAAAACATTCTGGCGGCGCTCCACGAGGTCATGCCGCGCTTGCAGATAACGCGGCAACAGGCCGTAGTGATCGGCATTCGCCTCGGGCAAGCCGAGAACCGGGACGCCAAGAAACTCATGCGCGACTCGGGCATTGAATGGACGCCAAGCGGCCCGTTTCTCATCAACAAGTACGCGCCGCTTTTCAAGCCGAAGGCGGTGCAGCGATGAAGATCGTTGTTGGTGTGTTGCTCATCACGGCCGTGCTCGATGTGGCTCTCGCGGTCGCGATGGACAACCGTTGGGATGACAGAGCCGAGCCGTGCGTTGAGGCGGCGTATCTGTGTGCCGAGTCAGTTTCGTACTTCGAGAGTTTCGAGCGTCGCCAACCAAGCGACGAGGACACTGGACCTTTCCATTGGTGAGCGCCATGCACAGAATAATCAGTGAACAAGACTTGCAAGCGGCCGTTATCGACTACTTGAAGGCGCACGGCCCCACGCGCATTCGCAAACTCACGCGCGGCGCCAAGGTGCCGTATGAGCGCGCCGTCGCGCGCATTCGCGCGATGATCGCCGACGGCGTGCTCGAGGAAATTCCCGGCGGGTTCCATCGCGGCGTGGCGTGCCCGGCATACGGCATTCGTGGTGACAGACGCAATTCGCCGTCCGTCAAACACGCCTCGCTCGGCGGCGCGTTCACGCTCGAGGCTATGCAGGCGGCGGCGCGTGCGCGTCTGATCGCACAGCAACCGATGCGGGCGGCGGCATGAGGATCAAAGGCAACGGGAAAGGGCGCATGGCCCTGCGCGAGCGCCTCGATTGGTTAATGCGCGCGATCCACTCGGGCCGCTATGGCGCGATCAGCACGCGCAACGCCGAACTCAATCGTGACTACTGCGCGGCAACCGGCGCGCATCCGGGCTCACGAGCCGGCGAACTGCGCGCGCGGCAAATGGGTCAAGACTTGAACGAGTTGACCGAGCGCCGCCTATTGGCGCGCACGCGGGAAACGAAGTCGGGCACCACGCTCGCGTTCTACGTGTACACCATCACCGAGAAAGGCGAGGACGAGGCCGATAAATTGATGGAGCGGGAAACAGCATGACGGACACGCAAACACCCGGGCACGACGAGCCGCAACCGCCTTTCGAGGGTGAGCCGCTCGAGGCGCCGCCGTTACCGGTCACGCCGCCGGTGCCGCTCGATGAGCGGCTCGTGGCCGCCGAGGACTTGGCGCAACGCGCGATCACGCGCGCGGGCTATGAGTTGACGGGCTATGTGCTCACGCACCGCTCGCGCGGCGCCAAGTGCCTCATCGACGGCAAGACGGCCGTATGGTTGCCGCCCGATCAGCACGCGCAGCTTTTGGCGTGGAAACGGCCACGGCAAACCAACCCGCCCGAGGGCAGCGAGATACCGCCGCGCGAGGTGAGCGAAGCCGAGCGCGCCATGCAAGAGCTTGCGATGCGCCTCGGCTTGCCGTTTAACTCGATGGTGCCGAAAAACTCGGGTTGGTTCGTGCCCGGCATTCACAAGGCATTCGAACACCCTGAGGACGCCATCGAGGCGTTCGTGGAACTCATCTACACGGCACCCGATGCAACCGTGTACCGGCCGGGCAAGCCGGGCCGCGCGAGTGGCATTGTCATCACTGGCAACGTCGTATGCACTGGCGAGGTTGTCGCCGCGCCGCCCGCGCCGGAACGCACGACGAGCGACAACGTAATCACGACGAGCGGGCAGGCGCAGTTCGAGTGCGCCGCCGCGAAGGTCAAGCCGCCGAAGCCCGCGCCGGCGCCCGTCGAGACGCCTCAAATGGGCCTGTTCTAAACTAGCGTTTTCCTAGTCGGGGTGAGCGATGGACGAGATAGACGACACGAACTATTTCCGCACCTTGCGCACGCAAGAGGGTGTCGAGGAACACGATGCGTTCTCGTGCAAACTCGGCGAGCGAGCAACGTGGGTGATTGAGCCGCGCATCACGCCCATGCCGGGCGGCGTATATCGCGCGAGCGTTCATCTACTGCGCGAGGGCGCCGCCGAAGGGCGCTTGTTCAACTGCATCGGTGACTATGGCACCGAGGATGAGGCGCGGCGGCGCGCGGTACAGTACGGGCAGGATTGGATAGCAGAAAACCCGTTCGAATAAAAAAAGGGCCCGCGCGATGCGGGCCCTTTGCTTTAGACGATCACTTGCACGCCCGGCTTCCAGATAGCGTCAAGCGTAGTCTGGTTGATGAGCGTGAAATTGTTCGCCTGATACGCGGCCTTGTCCTGCACGAACACCTTGATCGAGCACGTCGTTGAGCCCGCCGGCACGGTGATTTCCTGCGAAAAGCAGAAGTCGCCATCGTTCAGTTGCACGTTCACCGGGCGCGCGGTGCCGTTCGCGCCGAAGTCCGCATACACCGACATACCCGCCGGGCCCGCCGGGATACCCTTCGCGATGATGCGCCCGTTGAACTGGAGCACGTTGCCCGCCGCCACGGTGATGTTCGGCCCCGACATAGCGAACGCGGTGCCTACGTCCGTGCGCGTGTACACGAAGTTCTTGCCCGAGAACGGCAGCTTCGCATCCTCGCTCACGTCCGACGTGGCGCTCGTCATGTTCGGGCTCCACGAATTCGGCACGCCGCCGGTTGAGAGCGCGAACGAGCCATTGAGGATCAGGTTCGCGGCCTTGCCGGCGGCCGACTCGCTCACCGTCGCGAGATACGGCCCGGCGTTCCACGCGCCCAAGTCCGACAGCGCGCTCGCAACATAGTCGGACAGCGCATTGACGCCCGCGCTCGTGAGCGTCACGCCGTCGGTCGTGTATCCGGCCTTGTAGTTGCCGGTGTTTGCATCGGCCGTCACCTTGAACGCATCGATGAGCGGAATGCCGTAGTAGTCCGCAAGCCGATAGTAGAAGGGGACAGCGATGCGCGTCACGTCCGCGCCCGCAATCGCGGCGCTCGTGGTCGGGTTGGTTGCCGACTTCACCGGCGGCGTCACAAGCACCGGCCAGATACCCGCATCGAGCATCTTGACCACCATGTACTCGATATCGTTCATCGCCGTCGCGATCTGCGTGGTGTCGGTGTTGGCGACATAGTTGCTCGTGCCGGCCATCAGCAGAACGAGATTCGGCGCCTTTGCGATCACGTCCGTTTGCAGGCGTGCCTTCATGAGCGCGGCGGTATCGTTCGCCTTGCCGGCGTTCGCAATCATCGTGTAGCGCGGCCCGGCCTTTTGCACCGCGCTTTCGGCATAGCCCGAGCCGAGCCCCGCGAGGCCGTTGCCCGCCGTCGTGGCGTTGCTCAACGTGAGCGAATCGCCGAGCACGATCACGCGGCGCCGCGACTTGTAGATCGAGCGCAGCGAGACATTGCCGGTGTCACCGGTCGGTCCTTTGTCGCCGATTGGGCCTTTATCGCCAGTCGGCCCCTTGTCGCCCGTCGGGCCCTTGTCACCGGTCGCGCCGGCCGCGCCGGGCGTGCCGGCGTCACCCGTCGGGCCCTTGTCGCCGGTGGGGCCTTTGTCGCCAGTCGGGCCTTGCAACCCTTGATCGCCAACGGGCCCCTTGTCGCCGGCCGGGCCCGGTGCGCCATCGGCTCCCGGTGCGCCGGCCGCGCCCGTCGCGCCCGCATCGCCCGTCGGGCCTTGGTCGCCTACCGGTCCCTTGTCGCCAGTGGGCCCTTTGTCACCGGGCAAGCCTTTGTCGCCTTGCGGGCCCTTGTCGCCGACCAAACCCTGATTGCCGGGCAAACCTTGCGGTCCCTGATCGCCCGTCGGCCCCTTGTCGCCGGGCAACCCGGTGTCGCCCGTCAAGCCCTTGGCGCCCTGATCCCCCGTCGGGCCTTTGTCGCCCGTTGGCCCCTTGTCACCGGGCAAGCCTTGCAACCCTTGCGGGCCCTGATCGCCCATTGGGCCTTTCGCGCCCGTCTCGCCGATGAAGCCTTGCGGGCCGCGCAAGCCGGTGTCGCCCGTTGCGCCCTTGTCGCCCGGGGGACCTTGGAGTCCTTGGAAACCGGTATCGCCTTGCGGGCCTTTATCACCCGTCGGGCCCTTATCACCGGTCGGTCCTTTATCGCCGGGCAAGCCTTGCGGGCCCTGATCGCCGGTCGGGCCTTTATCGCCAGTCGGGCCGGGCACCGTGCCCGCCGGGCCGGGTTCACCGGGCAAACCTTGATCGCCCGTCGGGCCCTTGTCTCCCGTCGGTCCTTTGTCACCGGTCACGCCCGGTTCACCGGGCAAGCCCTTGTCGCCCTGCAAACCCTTGTCGCCTGTTGGGCCCTTATCGCCGGGCGGGCCCTGAATGCCCTGAATGCCCGGCAAACCTTGATCGCCAGTCGGGCCCTTGTCGCCCATTGGGCCCTTCGCGCCCGTCTCGCCCATGAAGCCCTGCAACCCGCGCTCGCCCTGATCGCCGGTCGGTCCCTTGTCGCCAGTGAGGCCCTTATCGCCGGGCAGGCCGGTATCGCCGCGCGGGCCCTTGTCGCCGACGGGCCCTTGCAAGCCAATCGGGCCTTGGTCGCCCGTCGGCCCCTTATCGCCCGTGGGGCCTTGATCGCCCGTCGGGCCTTTATCGCCTTGCGGGCCGGGAATGGTGCCGGCCGGGCCCTCGATGCCTTGCGGACCCTGATCGCCAACAGGGCCCTTATCGCCCGGCAAACCTTGATCGCCGCGCGGGCCGCGCTCGCCGATAGGGCCTTGATCGCCCATTGGCCCCTTGTCGCCTTGGATACCCTTGTCGCCTTGGATGCCCATAGGGCCGCGCTCGCCCGGGTCACCTTGCGGGCCGCGCGCACCCTCGGGCCCTTGCACGCCCTGAACGCCTTGCAAGCCCTGATCGCCTTGATTGCCGCGCGGGCCTTGGTCGCCAACCGGGCCTTTATCGCCGGTGGGGCCTTTGTCGCCTTGCGGCCCCTTGTCGCCGGTCGGGCCTTTGGCGCCGTCCGCGCCGGGCGCACCGTCCTTACCATCGAGGCCGTCGCGGCCGTCTTTGCCATACGCGCCGCCGGGCGGGCGCGTCACGACAACGAGGCTTTGCGTGTCGGTCGTGACGACAACGCCGTTATCAATCGCCGGGTTTCCGGTGAGGCTCATACTGCGACTCCGAGAGTAATGAGCACGTCACCGCGAATGACGGGCACTGGCACGTCGTCTTTGGTCACGCGCAATTCATAGACGCCCGCCTTGTATTGCGGAGCGGCGGAAGGGGAACCGGTGATCGGGCGTGTGCCCGCGAGCGGCGCGAGCTTCGCGATGTTTTCAGCGGAGAACAGGCTCACGATCTGGCGCGCGTAGGTCTGGATTTCGCCGGCCGCGCTCGTGAGTTCGAACAGCAGCGCGCCGCCAACCTTGTCGCGCACGACGAGATGCCCGGTGGACTCCGAGAGGTCGTAAAAGGCGCCGGTTTTGTCGGCCCAGTCCGACACGACAAACTCGCGCGGCACGCCCTGATCGAACTCAAGATCGAAAGTCGGTGTTGTCATCGAAAGGCTTATTCCGTAAGGGTTTGCGCCGTTAGTTTTCCTAATCAGTTGACATAAACAAAGTTATCAACCGGACTTAAATAGCCGCCGGCGAGGGCGGAAAGGTGCGCGAATCCGACTATCCGCGCGGTGTTGCTTTGCTCTGCGGACTTCGCGCTGCGGTCTATGGCTCACCCATGTTGGCTACTACTGTACGGGTAGCCGTCAACGGCGCTTGCGTGCGTTTTCCTACACAAATATGAGTATTTCGATAAAATCTGCTTGCAGTTCAAAACGTGAGCGCATACATTAGGGGCTCAGGCAACGAACGAACCGAAAGAGGCAGAGATGAACGAGTTGATTCAAAAGTTGAAAACCGAAGCCCGCGCGCATGGCGCCGCGTCGGTGAGCCGCATGGGTTGCGATGTGTCGGCTCGCTTCAACGGCTCGCGTCTCACGTTTTTCGTGAACGGCAAGATGAAAAGCGCGGCGCACGTTGCCGAGCACTACAGCCTCGCGCCCGCCGAGGCGCTCTTGCAAACGGCGCGCGAGAAGTACCGCGCGGCCGTGGCCGCCGCCGAGGCACTCCAAGCCGCGCACGCGCACCTGTACCTGTTCGATGAGGCCGTGAGCGTGCAGAACGCCGCCGACGGCTTGAAGGCAAACGAGGGAATCACGCTATCGGGCTATGACCACGACTGGTGCCCGGTCGCGCTCGATTACGTCACCAACAATATCCACGCCGATACGGGAATGCGCGCCGCCGAGGCCGGTATCGACTACGCCAAGTTCGGAATCCGCTTCTAAGGAGCGCAGCGTGAAAAACCTTCTCAAGCGCATCGCCGCCGCGCTCTTGCACAACCCGTATGAGCAGGCAGTCATCGAAGCGGACGCGGAACACCGCTACATCGTTCGCTGCGTCAGGCACAACCGCGTTCCCTACTAACGCGGGCATTTTTGCGCCCGCGCTCATTCATATTTCACTAGGAGCCAGTCATGCGTCTCTATGTCAGCCATCGCGATGAGGCGCGCGGTTTCGCCCTCTCGCGCGCGTTCACACCGAGCGAGGTGCTCACGTTGCCGCCCGAGCAGTTGAGCGCGCAACCGGTGCTTTTCATCGCCGAGCGCGCGCGTGCCGAGCGTTTCCTCACCGCATACAACCGCATGTTCGCGACGCACGCGCTTGATGACGCGGAATACCCGGCGCTCGCCGAGTGGACGCCCGACGCCCTCTTTCCATCGATGGTCACGCACGCATGGCTTCGCCGCGCGGCCGTGCGTCACACGCTCGATGGACTCATTCAAGAGCGCAAGCACGCCGCGCCCGCCGAGATTGAAGCGCTCGAGCAGCTTATTGCCGCTACGCGCGAGCGCATGGCCGCGCGCGAGGCCGAATACGACGTGCTCGATAACTCGCTCGAGATGCGCGCGCAACGTGATCTGGATCACATGCGCGAGGCAATGGAGCCGTGCCCGTTTTGAGCATCGGACCTACTACACTTTTCACCATGTAAGGAAAACAATAATGCGCAGCATGGACCAGATTGTTGAGGCTCGAAACGAGACGCTCGAGGTATTCCGGGATGAACCGCAAGACGCCCGCAAAGCGGCGCACGACGCGGCGGAATTCATGCTTTCGACGTTGCAGGCGTGCGAGTCCGCGCTCAATGATGCAGTGACGGGCAATCTCGATTCGCTCGAGCGCGCCGCCGATCTGTTCGACGGGCTCGGCGAGAACTCGGCGGCCGAAGGGTTGCGCGCGATGCACCACGCATTGACGGCGCTCGCCGGCGGGACGAAACCGGCGCCGGTACCCGCGAGCTTCGCCGAGTGGTTCGCCCGGAACTATCCGCGCGACAGCACGATTTTCGATCCCGACTGGCACGCGCCGCGCATCTACCGCGCCGCCCTCGCCCATTCGCAAGCCGCGCCGCCGCCGCCCGATTTCAACGGTGACAGCGAGCAAACGCGCGCCGCATTCGAGCAGTACGCATTCACCGTATTGAAGGCCGGCAAGTCGCCGTGGGAGATATGGCGCGACGCCCTCGCGTGGTATGCGAAGCAGGATTCGAAGCCGGCCGCGCTTCAACGCGATATCGCCCGCGTGGAGCGCGACAAAGCCCTCGCCCTCGCCGACGAGCTACGCAAGCACCTCGCATCAATTCAACAAGGCATAACCACTCTCATCGCAAAGGATCAGAAGTGAATAACCAACAAAACGATATCTGCGAAACCACCGAACTCCCGCGCACGCAATGCGTTTGCCCGGATTGCGGGCGCATGGAAAGCCCGAGCGCCCTCATCGCCCTGTTGCAAGCCATTCGGCCCGAGTTCGGCGCCGTCGGCTCGCGTGACGTGGACGTGCGCGCGCAGCGTGATCGCATCGACGCGGCTATCCCGATGCTCGCGCACATCGCCTCGCCCTTTCAGGCGCGCGTACAGCCGTGGCTTATGCAGTGTTTCGGCGCGATGATCGCGGGCGACAGAGAGGAACGCAATCACCGGTTTTTCGAGGAAGCGAGCGAGCTTGTGCAATCGCTCGGCATGAGCGCGAGCGAGGCGCATCAGCTTGTCGATTACGTCTGGAATCGCCCGGTTGGTGAGCCGAATCAGGAAGTGGGCGGCACGATGGTCACGCTCGCCGCGCTATGCCTCGCCAACGGGCTCGATATGCACACGGCCGCCGAGAAAGAACTCGCGCGCGTATGGACGAAGGTAGAGCAGATTCGCGCCAAGCAGGCCGCCAAGCCGAAGCATTCGCCCTTGCCCGAGCACGTCACCGCCGCGCCGGCGAGCGATGAGCGCCGCACCGCGATCTACCGTAAGGCGCTCGCAATGGGTGACGGCCCGGACGTTATCGGCGCGGCGGCCGAGCGCGCGGCGTGGATTCACGAACTCAAGATCGATCACGATCCGTTTTTCGCCATGTTGAACGGCGATAAGACGCATGAGATTCGCCGCGATGATCGCGGCTTTAAGGTCGGAGATACGCTCTTTCTCAGAGAGACGCGCTATACCGCTCAGGAAAGGATCGAGGACGGCCGCCCGGTCGAATACACCGGCCGCACCCTCACGCGCACGGTGACGCACATTCAGCGCGGCTATGGGCTCCCTGACGGAATCGTGGTTATGTCGCTCGCCGCGCCGGTCGCCGCCCCTCTCGCCAATCCGAGCGACAAGCAAGAGCCATCCGAATACTGGCAACGCGATCCAGCGTATTGGGCGACGAGCGACAAGCAAGAGGCGGTGACGGTCGTGCCCGATGGTGACGGCCCGGATCACGATGACGATATTGCCGTGGACGTGTTTGCGCGCGTCATGAAAACCAAAATGGCAGAGCAGCGCGCCAAGGGCTATGACGGTTGGAAAACGGCCTCGCGCGCGGTGCTCTCGGACTTGCTCCATCAGTGCGTGACGAAGGGTGATCCGCGCGACGTGGCGATTGTCTCGATGATGCTTTGGTCGCACGGCGCCACGATTCAGCCGTGGGAGCCCGATATGTTCTGGAACAAAGAGGATACGGAACAGTTCTCGCATTCGGCCGATGACGCGGTTGATACGTGGAACGCGAGCGAGGGCCCCTTGCCCGTCGGCGCCGAGCGCGTTTTCGAGACTGCGCACCGCGACGCGGATATGACCATTCGCATCACCGGGCACGATGAGGACGGCAAGCCCGAATGGGAGTACGTCACCGTGCCGGCCGCCGCCGAGGTGAACCAGTCATGAGCGAATGCACATGCAACGGGAAGGGCTTAGGCCACTCCCGCGAGTGCGATCTGTTCGATGAATCCATGATGCGCGCCAAGCCGCTCGAGCCGGCGTACTCAGTCATCACCAAGCCTCAGATTGAGGCCCTGCGTTGGGCCGCGTTGACGGCGAAAACGCGCCGTATGTGGAGCACGGCCCGTCTGCTCGAAACCCTCATGCCCGAGGGCACCGTGGCGCTCTGCACGACTTGCGGCGGGCACGGCACCTATCGCGATGGTGACAGCGGCACAGAAGCGGACGGATACGCGCCGAACATCGTGCAATGCGAATGCACGCCCGCCGAGCGATTCCCGGCGCCGGCGGCGCGGCCCGGCTATTCCGAGGCCGGCGTTTCGCCCGATGCCACGCGCGCGGGTATGCACGCGAACATGCTCGCGATGCAGGCCGCCGGCGGCGCGCGCGATACGTGGGAAGGCGGCGAGGTGCGCTTGTGTTGGTGCGCGAAGTGCGGCGAGGGCAAATGGCCGTTTCCGGTGCGAATGATTCTGTGCCCGAATTGCGGCAACAAGCGATGCCCGCGCTCGGCGTGGCACGGCTATAAATGCACCGGCTCAAACGAACCGGGCCAAACCGGAGAGCCGGCGTGAGCGAGCCCTTGCACGAGAACGGCCATACGTTCGTCACCGGCGCTTCGCGCGGCTTCGACTCGCGCAGCGTGTTGCACAACCTGCTCGTGTGCGCGACGTGCGGCACCGTACGGCGGCGCGACGGCGCCAACCGGCCGTGCCGTGGCGCGGTTCGCGTGGCGCCGCGCGCGATCCCGATTGAGCAGCGGCATTGCCAGAACGGCAACGAGGCGTGTCTTGCCGGGCGCCGTGACGGCGTGGTGTGCCCCGCCGACTCATGCGACATAGACGATGGAATCAGGGCCGCGTGATGTGCTATCGATGCGGCGGCCTCGTGATTTTCGAATGGGATGAGTGGTATGTGTGCGCCCGGTGCGGCGCGACTTGGAGAGATGAGTGAGCGAGAGATTCGAGTTTGAGCGTTTTGCCGTGCGTGGATGCGCGTGCGACGAATGCTTTATAGGCGTCACGGCGCAAGCCGAGTTCGACGGCGCATGGGTGAAGGCGCAGCACGCCGACGAGCGAGAGGCCGTGAACGCGGCCCAAATCAGCCGCATGAGCGGCACGCTCGCGGCCCTTTGGCGCGAGGTGACGGGCGAGCCTATCGAGGCGGCACAGAGCCGGGAATCGCTCGAGCAGACGCTTATCGCGCGCGTGCGCGAGTTGCTCGCGGATAAGGCGCGGCTCGATTCGCGCTGCATCGTGACGAAGGGTTACGACGAGGACGGAAACGGTGAGGAAACCGAGTGGCGCGGAATTGACTTGCGCACCGCCATCGATGCCGGAATGGAAAAGCGCGGGCTCACGATCACGCCGGCGCCGGTGCCCGAGCGCGGTTGGAGTCGCGCCGCGCCCTTGTCCGAGTATCACGAGGACTTTGGCGCGGTCGTATGGTGGACGGCGAACGATGACGGCACATGGCTTGGCGAACCGGCTTGGATCGGACGCCCCGACGATAGCGACTGGCCCGGCTATCACACGCATTTCACGCTGCACCCGGTATTCCCCGAGGCGCCCGCGCGGGAGAACAGCAATGGTTGAAATTCACATCGTCATGGCGTCGGTAGATCACGAGGCGGATGATCCGGTGCGCGCGTTCGCGGATAAGCCGGATGCCGAGGCGTTCGCGCGCCATTGCACCGAATACGACAGAGGCAATCCCAAGAGCCCGGAAATGGATGCGCCCGATGCGGAGTGGGATGCGTGGCAAGCGTCGAGTAAGGCATGGGAAGCCGCGCACCCGGCCGGGCGATTTTCGCAGCGCGACTATTACGTTTGCTCGATTCCGCTCGTCACGGCCGCGCCCGCCGGTGAGCCCGTTGCATGGGCGACAACCTACGAGGTGCCAGCGACAACCACCGTGCGAGTGCTCGCGGATATGAACGAGCGCCAACGCGCCTACGTGCTCGAGCACGCGCAAAAGGTCGTGGAGCTTGTGCCCGGAAAAACATTGAAGGATCGCCCCACAACAACAACGAGGTACTCCACGCTATGAACGAAAACCTTGCACCTCTGAGCGCGCTCGCCGAACACCTCGAGCAGCAGCAGTACAACCCCGCCATCAGCACGCGCGAGACGGGCGGAAAGCATCCCGGCAAGACGAATAACCCGCTCGAGATGCGCAAGCCTACGCACGCCGAGATGAACCATCTCATCTACGCCTATATGACGGCCGCATTCGAGTACGGCGCGAGCGTCGGGCGCGGCGAGAGGCCGCCGGCGGGCGTCGAGCGCACGCACGAGGCAGAGGGCCGCTTGCGCCTCGCGTATCACATTCTCGCGGGCACCTATCCGACCGATACTTTCCTGCTCGAGACGATCAACAAAGCGCGCCGCGCCGACGGCCATCCCGAGATTCCGCCGCGAGGTGCCGCCGCATGAGCGCGATCCTGAGTGCGTGCGGCACCTACCGCTATCGGCTCGAGCGCCGCATCGAAACGGCCGTAGCACCGCTTTGCGTTGCCTATATCGGCGTGAATCCGTCCACGGCCGACGCAACGCTCGATGACGCAACCGTGCGCAAGTGGCGCGGCTTTACCATGCGCTACGGCGCCTCACGGTTTGTCGTCGGCAACCTGTTCGCGTTCCGCGCAACCGACGTGCGCGAGCTTGCGGCCGCGCCTGATCCTATCGGCCCGGAAAACGACGAGCACCTTCGATATATCATCGGGCACGCCGATCTAGTGGTTCCCTGTTGGGGCCCGCGCGCGAAGGTGCCAAGCACGCTGCGCGGCCGGTATGACGTGGTTGAGGCCATGATGCGCGCGAGCGGCCGGCCGATCAAAGCATTCGGCTTTGCCAAGTGCGGCGCCCCGCTCCACCCGCTCATGCTCGGGTATGAGACGCCCTTTGTCGATTGGGAGAGAACGTGACGGCGCTACTCACCGAGCTTATCCGCGAGGCCGCGCACAACGCGGCGCCGCACGACTGCGCGATGCACGGTCATACGTGGGAATCCGAGGGCGGCCGTTCGTGCCCGCGCGAATATCCAGTTGAATGCTCGCAAGCCGTCTATCGTTGCACGCGCTGCGGTACGCACGACTATGGCGACAAGGGCGGGCCCGGCCATGCCGATTGCAACCCATGCCCTTACCAATGGAGATTCAAGTGAGTCAGAACCAAACCAACGCCCTGAACTTTCGCCTGATCGCGGCGCTCGCGGCCAAAATGGCGCCCTATTGCGAGCGCACTACGCCGTGGCCCGGCGAGGTGAACGAGGCGAAAGAGCAGATTCAGAAAGCCCTCAGCGAGATTCGAGACTCGCGATGAGCCATGAAATGAAAATCCTCGCGGGCGTGGCCGGCTTTATCGCCGCGCTCATCATCGGCTTTGCCGTCGGTTGGTTCTCGAGCCAGTCGGTTACGGAATCGCACGTCCTCGCGGACTGCAAAAGCATGGGCGAGGCCATCATTGGCCGCGTGCAAGTCGATTGCATGACCGTGTTTCACCGGGCGCACGGCGCGGCGAATTGACGCCTTTACGCATGGTGTAAAGATGGAAAAAAGGCCCGCGCGTTGCGGGCCTTTCTCATTGCGCCGGCGGCGCGCTTACACCACAGCGTCAAGCATTGCGATGATCGCGCGCGCCACTACGGCATGGCCCTGCGTTCGCAAGTGCAGCGAATCGCCCATGTAGCCGAGCGTGTTGGCCGTGGCAAAGTCAGGAGGCAACAGAAGCATCGGATCGACAACCGGGCAACCGAGCCCAATTGCCGTCGAAAACAAGGCTTCATTCAACGCCGGAATGGCCGTCTCGATGCCCGTCCCGCCGCCGGCGTAGGCCGGGCTCATCGGGCCGTATCCAACCCAAACCACGTCACCGTAAGCCTTCAGTTGGTTGATGAGCGTCGTTGCCGACGCCTGAATCTGCGCGGTCGTTTGCCCGCCGTCGGTGTTGGTTGGGTCCCAATCGTTCGCGCCGCCGTCCACGATGAACGTGGTCGGTACCGTGTCCCAATCGTCGCCAACCAGAGCCGCGAGGGACGTTCGCACGTTGAACGACGATTTGTCGTAGTCGGGGGTATAAACCGGCGGCAGACTCCAATCCATCATGGGAGTGCCGGTTGCCGCGCCAACGATAACGTCCACGCCCGGCGCTTTGGAGTTGCGGCACACAATGCCGGCGATATACATATTGCCGGTACTTCTCGTGAGCTTGATCGACACAGCCTCGCCAGCAACACCACCACCAACGAGGGTAGTACCCGTGAGGGTCTGCGAAAATTTGCGCACGCCCTCAATGCCCGACATTGAGATAGTGGTGCCGGCCTGCGTTGTGGAGCCGTCACCATTGAACGTGACTCCAATCGTGCTCGTGCCGCCATTGTTCGCCAACAGCACGTCGATAGTGTCGAACACCGAATCGGGCGTGAATGTGATCGTGCCCGCCGCGCCTTCAACTGCCCACAGGCGCCCGCCGAGCGTCAGATACGGTCGGTCGTAAAGATACATGCCGCCCGTTACCGCGATCTTGGGTTTTTTATTGGTCGCGTTATCAGGATCGTCCTGATAGGCCGCCAGCGCGTCGTTAATGTCGTCGCAGTTGCAGTCACCCATGAATGAATCGTTTCTGACTGCCCAACCGCGCGCGGCCAGTTGCTTGGCGACTTGCCCGCCGAATCGGCCCCGACGCGCGCCGGCATGGTTGTTTGCGCGAACCATGTAGCCCGACGAATAGGAGTCACCGATACAGATGATGCGCCCGCGCCCGGTGCCGTTCATCGCGCGGGCGAGCGCGGTGCGCAGTCGTTGCGTGCCCGCGCGCGTAACGTTGCGGAACGCCTTCTCGCGCAGCGGATTCAAGTCACCGCCGCCAGTGTTGGGAATTGCCGCGATAGCCTTGTCCACGTCGGCAAGGGTTGCGTTTTGCCACTTGCGAGATTCGAGATTCGCCATTGTTCGATGCGCCGATAGAGAGATAACGCTATCGATTGTCGGGCCGGCGGCGTGCGCGGCCGTGCGCCCTTTTCCTTATCGGCGAGCGCGCTATGTCAACTGAGCGGCGGTGCGGGTTGACATAGGAAAACTATTCTCGATATTCAACGGCGCCGTTGCGCTTCGTTTCTTGCCGCTCGCTAGGTCGTGGGTAGAATCCTCTCGGTTCTCCACACAGTTGCGAGCGAATGATCGAACCTGCTATCGTGCAAGCACCCTCACGCCAAGGCGTTCGACGGCGGCTCGGTGGGCGCGGGCCGCATAAAGGAAATGCACGTTTATACATCGTGTACCACAACCGAAACGCTGCCATATGCGAGCGTTGAACGCCTTGGACGTGAGGGATAGATAGCGCACTTTCACGCCAAGGCATTCGGCGGCGGTCGGTGGGCGCGGCCGCATAGATAAATTCCGGACGCTGCCACATGCGAGCGTCGAATGCCTTGGACGTGAGGGTGAATGCGCGAGTGCTGATTGCGCTAATCAGTGGAACGAGACTAAGCCCGGTGTAGCGATACGGTGCGGGTGTAGTCGGCGAGATGAGTATGGTTAGCCGACAGGGTTAAGGGTAAAACGAGGCGTCACACATACACGCCTATCGTCCACAAGCCGGGGTTCAGCGCCGGTCACTCTCAGTTTGAAGGTGTTGTACCGTACAGGCGTTTCTAGAGCGCTTGCGGGCCTTCCGTCGGAGCAGGATAGACGTTAATGTCCTGCACCCTCACGCATGGCGACTTAGACGAGCACGAGCGGAGTAGGATCGCAACCCTCTGCCAGATCGAGACAGGCTCCCTTTACGAGCTAGTCGCCAGTCGTGAGGGTGAAGTCGTCGCGGCTTACAGCGCCTATGGACGAATCCGGGAATGCGCGCTCACCCGGTGGACCCCACCCCGACCGGGCGGCGCGGCGGAACGTCGGTCACTCTCAACAATGCACCCGAAGCCGCGACCGAAAGGCCGGAACTGAGGGGTAAGCGGCAGGTCTCGGAGCCGTGGAGTCCGGTGGAAACCCGGCACAAGCGGACAGACTTTGTACACCTGCACCCGCATTGGAAAGGCCCGGCGTAAAAACCGGGCCTTTTCTCTATCCACCACCACACGAGCACGAGCATGGACAAGGCATTCAAAAGCGAGGCGGTTCTCTACATCGGCGGCGTTGACGAAAGCGAGCTTGCCGCCGCGCGCCGCCACATGCAGGAACATGCGCGAGCGGAGATGCTCGCCGCTCTACAGGGTGCGCTCACCAAGCAGGAGCGCGACTTATTCCCGGCGCATACGCCGATGCCGACGGTCGCGGAAATGCGCGCCGCCCTTGATCGCATGGCGAACCCTACGCCCGCCGAGCGTGCGGCGGAAATGCTCAATGCGCGCCTCGGAAAGCGCCCGCCAGCGCTCGCGCTCTCTGTGGACTGGGAGGACTTCACCACGAGCGGTGATAGGCGCTTGCAGGCGGTCGTATCCGTTCGGCGCGTGCAGCGCACCGCGCCGCGCTACTGGATGCCGGAACCGGACAGGGCGACTCAGATTGCAGAGGACTTGCGGCGGGCCCTTCACGCGGCGTGGAACTCGCGAATCCCTTACGACGGGACTGAGCACTTTCGCTATCCCGGCACGATCCGCGCGTTCTCGATGACGCAAACCATCAAATGACAAAAGGGCACGAATCATATCGTGCCCTTTTCGTTTCAACGCCGGCCGCGCCCTTTCTTGAGCATGTGCCGGTTGCTGCGCTCGCGCGCGAGCATCTCCCGGCGAAGCATTGCCACGTCCCGTTGCGGATCGTTCCGGCGGTCATCGGCGCGCTCGGCGTACACCTTGAACGCTTCGGCCGGGATAGGCTTCGTGCGTTCGAAGCGAAGCGGCCCGCGTTCGAGCGCACCGAGGTCTAGCGCCGGCGGCTCCACATCGCGCAAGGGCTCACCCTCTACGTGATCCACGATGACCACGCCGGGCGTTTTTGACGCCAGCGTGAGGGCGAGCGCGCGCGAGACGGCCGCGCACCCGCTCACGAGGATCACGAGGCCGGTGCGAGCGCCGCTCATGCTTGCCACCGTTGCACAGTGATGCGCGCATACGTTTCTTCAAAGCAGGCGCGGCGCGGCTTCGGCACGTAGGCGCGCGCCCGCTCGATAGCGTCATCGAGCGAATCGTATTCGCCTAGCGGATGCAAAATATCCGGCTCGCAGTCAACCGGCGTGACTTCTTCCACGTAGTAGGAGACGGTCATTACAGCCGGCCGCCGTAGTCGAACTCGCGCGCCTCGCGCCTTAGCCCGGCCGCCTCAAACAGCGCGGCCTTGGCTTCTGGCGTGAGTTGCTCATTGGCTTCACCCTCTTTCGCATCGTGCCGCTTTGCATACCAACTGAGCGGGCGCTCGAGCGGGTTGTCCTCGAGGTATTCCGCTTGTGCATCGCGCGAGGCGAACGTATAGCGCAGAGACTTCACTTTAATGCCGGCGCTCGCCGCCGCCATCACGTCATCGATCATTTCCGCATTGAGCCCGCGCAGATAGGCGCCGTGCGCGAGTGCATGGTCGCGCTCGCGCGTCAGGCGCCGCACATTCGCGCCCCTCGCCTCGTTGCCCGCGAGCCAACCGAGCGCGACGAGTACGCCAAATAGCGCGATCATCACGAGCGCGTCCTCGAGCGTTCGAACGCTTGGCGTGGGCGCCTTGCCGACGAGCCCGAGCACGTTATACGCGAGCGAGGCCAAAAACAGGAACGCGATGAAATGCGCGGTGAACGCCGCGCGCAAGATGAGTTTCAGGAATCGCATCAGTTGTCTCCTTTCGTCCATTGTTCGATGCGCGAGAGCACCTCGTCGCATTGATCGGGTTGCAGCGTGATCGTGAGTGGCTCGAGCGCGTGCGCGCCGACGTGCGCGGCCGGATACACCACGAGCGGGCGCTCGGGGTTGTCGATCACCATTGCGCCGTCCGCGTAGATGCGTGCGCGCAGTGTCACGCCATGCTCGAGCACGCGGCCGGATTGGCGGAATTCGCCGGTGAGCGCGAACGGCGCGATGCCGTGCGATTCGCCGGGCGGCGAAATGCTCATCGAGTGCCCGCCATTCGGATCGACGGTAAAGCCGTGCGCGTGAGGCGCCGGCTCACGAATGGCGAACGAATGCCCGCCGTTCGGATCGACGCCATGCGCGTGCGAGGGCTCAGGCAGCGAGAACGTGTGCCCGCCGTTTGCGACGTGGCGCGCGTAGTCGGATTGATCGCCGTGAACTTGCGCGGCGTGCGCCGGGCCCGGATCAACGAGCGGCGGCGTGCGCGCGGGTTCCTCGTTCTCGCGTGCGTGCAGCGCGAGCAGGTCGCGAACTTTGTTGCGAAGGTGCGGCAGTTCGCCCGGAAAGCGCTCGGCGGGCCGGAAATTCTCGGCTTGCACCGTGAGCGTCACGCAGCGCAAAACGTCCTCGTGATCGCGCAACGCCTCTGGAATGCCCTCGAGCAGCGCGGCGATTGCCGGTATGTCGTCACCTCGCGGGCCACTCGGGCCGGCGGCCGGCGGCGGCACGAGCACCTCGCGCACGTCACCGGTGAGCACGTTGCGCCGCGCCTCGTGCAACAGGCGGCCGGCGGTCGTGACCATGTAGGACTGTTCAGCGCCGCCGCCGCTTCGCATTTGCACCGCGAGCTTGCGCTCGAGCAGGTAGTTGAGCCCGGCCTTGCTCGGGATATGGCCGCTTGCGAGCGGGCCGCACCTCACGAGCGCGTTCAGCGTATCGGTTGCGTTGCCCGGCAATTCGTCGCGGGCGGCGCGCTTGGCTTGCGCTTGCTGCGCGGCGTACAAATCTTCGCGTTGGTCGTAATGGGTCATGGTGTCACCCGTTGATGTTGTCGATACTCGGGAATGGATGCAGCGGCTTGGACGGCGGCGCGGGCTCGAGCACATCGCGGATCACGCCCGGCGGAACCATGCGCGCGAGCAGTCGAATGAACGCATCGCGGCGCGACTCATAGCCGGCGTTACCCGGCCGCAAGTCCATGCCGTCCATCAGGGCGGATATCTCGCGTTGCACCTCGTTGCGGCGCTTCTCTACTGCGTCCAGTTCATTCCCTACGCGGTCTAGCTCGGCGGCGAGTCGGCGCTCGCTCTCATCGAGGTTTTCGTCCTCGCGATATAGCCGCGCGAGCCGTGCGACGGCCTCTTTGTCAGGGTGTCCGCTCATTCGCTGATTGCCTCACTCGGATCGACTGGCGGGCTTTGCACGGTTTGACGCACGGACAGCAGGCGCAGCAAGGAATCGAGCCGCGCGGCGTCGTCGCGCGTGGACAGCCCCAGCGAGCACAGGAGGTGCCTAATCTGAGCCCCGCTCTCGGCGCGCTGTTCAATTACCGCGTCGAGTGCCTCGTCGTATTTCGAGATTAGATTCGTGAGTTCCCGTTCTTTCTTGGCGAGTCGCTCATCTTCGGCATACAGGCTCGCGAGGTTTTCCGCGTCATTCGCTGTAATCAGTCGCTCGCTCATTCCGTCTCACCTTCGGCGGGTTTCGTTTCGAGTTTCGGTCGTTTCGTCCCGGCAAACGGGCTCATGCAGGCACGCGCGAACACGCCCCACGCGATGTAGCACTGAAAGAGCAGGATCATTGAATGCCCGCCGCCTTGTAGATCGCCACGCGCGCCGCCCGCTCGCCAAACGCGGCGAGAATCGCGTCCGAATGGTCGCCCGGCTCCACGCCAGCGAGAATCGTTGCGGCGTTCTCGCGCAGCGAATAGAACAGGTCGATGTAGTCTTTCTGCGTCATCACCTCGCCGATCTTTACCGTGAGCGCGAGCGCATCAACCTGTTGCTGCGTGAGCGTCACGCCGGCGAGTTGCTCGGTGCGCGCCGCCTCGTTGCCCGCGAGCATCGCCGGCGAGGGTTGCGCCTCGAGCGCGGTGTCCATCAAACCGAGCATCGCGGCCGATGGTGCGTGCTGATCCGCGAGCGATACCTCGGCAAGCGCCGCCGTAAAGGTGACGCCCACGCGATCCATCGGGCACGGCCCACGGTCGCATTTGAGCGGCGCCTGATCGGTCGAATAGTGCTTGCCGCACCGGCGGCACTCGTAGTTCTCCACCATCGCGGGCGCGTCGGCGCGCGGCACATCGTTGCGCTCGATCACGCGCATCTTGCCGTTCACCCACGAATCGGCCATATCCTCGGGGTCCATCGCCTTGACCATCACGGCCTGCTCTTTCACGTCCGACCAGTCCATGTTGTTTTGCGCCCAGTCGGTGAGCATGCCGTCACTCGCTTTGAGGTCGCGCCCGTAATACGCGCGGCGCGAGTCGAGAACGAGCGAGAGCGGGATAAGCCACTCGGAACCATCGAGCGCGGTGAGGTGCAGGATTTTCATTGGGCGGCCTGTTCCGTCGGTTGAGCGGTGATTGCGAGCGCGCGCGTCTTGGCGCACGCAGTACGGATTGCAGCGAGCACGGCGGCGCGCTCGGGCGTCTTTTCGTGCGGGAACGCATCGGCCGCAATGGCCTCGATCACCTCGAGCGGATCGGCGTCAGGCCCGAGCACAACGGTCGTTTCGATGCCGCGCGCAATGCCGGCTTTCACGAACAGTTGACCGAGCTTGTCGGACGGTTGCGCCTTGGCGCGCGTAACGGGCGTGGTCGTGCTCATGCTTGCACCCGGCCGTTATCCTCACCAACCCAGTGGTGAACGCCCTTCGGCAGCACGATGATTCGCGGGCAGGCGTCGCCTCGGTCGTTTGCGACGTTCATAGACTGGCGCAAGTCCTCAACCATATCGTTGTGTTGCCACACCGGCCAATCGGCGGGCGTCGAGACGAACACGGTTTGATCGGGCGAGACGGCCGTTTTCTTAGCCTGCGCGAGAAGTTGCTCGCCGACGGTGAGCGCCGCATCGGCGGCCGTCACCGCGAGCGCGGCCGGTGCGTTACCGGAGATGCCGAACGCGGCTTTCGCGGCGGCCAGTAGTGCGTGGATGAGCTTCATTCGTTGGTCCCGTTGCATGGGGTTTCGCGTTCTGCGGCGGCCTTTGCTGCGGCCCGCCGCGCCTTGGTGCGTTCGCGTATCGCGTCCGCGTTCTTTTGGTAGTACGCGCGTTTCTTGTCGAGAATCGCGGCCTTGTTGCGTTGGTAGTGCCGTTTCACCGATGCGTTGACGCTCGCGCGGAATGCTTGCGGGTTCTTCTCGCGGCGCCGCGCGTCGTAATCCTTCATGTAGAGGCGCTTGCACTCCACACACATGCCGTTGCTTGTTGCGCGCAACGTGACGTGCCCGGCCTTGCATGGCTCGCCGGTGTAAAACGTCGGCTTGCCTTGTGCCTTTGCATCGGTGCGACTGATTATGAAATTGGTTTGATCGTGGTTAGTCATGCGTTTTCCTAAGCGTGTTGATGCTCGCCGAGTGCGGCCATAAGTTCGGCCCTAGCTTGCTCTATGTCGTCGGCCTTCGATGCCTCGTTTTCCTCATCGGCAATCGAGAAGTGAGCATCCTCGAGAAAAGCGAATGAGAGCGCGTCCCAAATGTCCGGTGACGGAATGCCCTCTTTCTTCATATCCTCTTTCTTCATAATCACTCGCCGGGCTTGCTCGTCGTAGTGATACGGAATGCGCGAGCCCTGCTCGATCATCGCGTTGACGAACTTCTTGCTGATACCCGGATCGACGCCAAAGCGGCCCTCTTGCACCGCGCGCGAGAGCCCGCAAGTGGCCTGCGCACGTTGATTCAGATACCGGTCCTTAAACTCTTTCTTGAAGTTCTGTTTTCCCCACAGAACCTTGGTGTATGCGCTGAAACCGTTGCGGTCCAGCGAGCGGCAAACCATCAGGCCCATGCCGCCGGCGTCGATCATGGCGTGCGCGTTGCCGCGCTCGAGCGCCTCTTTCATCAAAATGCCGTGCAAGTCCGTCGGGTCGGTTTTGTTGTCCCATAGCGGCACCTGCACGAGTTGCGCGCGGCGCGCGTCGGGCCCGAATTCGCCGATACCTTGCACCTTGAGCGCGGGCAGAACCGAGTAATCGCGCCAACCGCCGCCCGACACGTCTAGCGGCAATATCCAACCCCAAGGGGTGTTAGGCAGTAGGACGTTGCGCCCGAGTGTCGCCTCAATGGCGCCGCGCCCGAGCAGGTATTTCGATGAGTTCTCAGGGAATTGCCCGAGGACTTTGATCGAATATTCTTCTTCGGTGTATTCCTCTTTCTTTTCCGCCAAAAACTCGTGCGAGACGATTGGCGATAGCTCAGAGTTGAATACGAGGTTATTCCACACGCCGCCCTTAGCCCACGAGAGCAAATGGTGCGTGTCATAGAAAAAGCCGCTCGAGCGCGTTGGCTGTGATGCGAGCGCCATGCGGTTGCGCTTATCGGTGAGCGAGCCCGAGATGGTCTTAAAGTTCGCATCAGGGATACCGGACGCCTCATCGGCGAGCCACAGAAGCCAGTCCCGGTGCGTACCGGCGAGGTTTTCCGGGGCCCCGCGCGGCGCGGATTTCGGCGCTACATACCAGTTGAGCTTGTAGCCTTTGACAAATACGCGCTCGCTCTCGATGGTGAAATAGTCACGCACCCATGATTGCGCGCCCGTCTCGATTTTCGCGGACAAGTCGGCGAATTCTTTCCATACACCGTCATGCACCGTTCGGATTTTCGGGCCGGTGAGAAAGGTATTCGAGAGGTAGTAACAGAGCAAATGCCACAGGGCGATAATCGCGAAGCCCGACGTTTTGCCGGTGTTGCTCGTGACCGTGCCATCAGCGAGGCAAAACAGGCCGTTGCCATCGAGCGTAAAGCCGTAGTAACGATCCTCGCCGAGCGGCTCAACCTCAACGATATCGAGCCGCGTGAACGCGCCGCCGGCGTCGCGCCGGTATGCCGTCCACGCCGCGCGCTCGTCCTCGCTCCACGCGAGATAGTCCGCGAGCGGCACCTTATGCGCGATGCCCGCGCGGTCGATCAGACAGAGAATGTGCGACTCGTTGAAGTCGTGCCCGGTGCCGTCCTCGTAGGTGAGGCGCCACATGGCCTCGATGCCGCGCTCGAGGCTTTGCACCGTGCGCGTGGTGCCGTCGTCACCGCGCAGCTTGTCGCCCTTGCGGATCATCTCTACGCGCCGGCTCGTGCCGTCGGCGAGCATGATGCCCGTTCCGCGCCCGAAACAGCCGTGCCCCGACGAGACGGACGTGCGCGAGCCCGGCACACTCACCGACTCGAATAGCTCCCTCTGTTGCCACGTCGGCGCCTTGAGCCCGCACACTTCGATAGCGAACCGCGTGCAATCGAACGCATAGCGCAGCACGAATTCGATATAGCGCGGATCGTCGGGCAGATGCCGCGCGCCCGTCTTACTCGTCGCCATTCATCTCGCGCCGTTCGGCCATGCGCTGCTCGCGCGCCCGGTTGCTTTCCTCGATACCCGCCTCGTAGATCGCATCGAGTGATTCGCGGCTCGTCGCGGTGACATTCGCCGTCACGGTCTGCTCAACCTGATCGCGCCAGCCGATGAGGTTTTTCGAGGCGAACACCACGAAGCGGGATTCGTACTTGCCCGCCATGCCGCCTTCAACGATGAGCGACTCTTGCGCCTCTTTTGCGCGCGTGTAGGCGTAAAAAAAGTCTGGATACCGCCGCGAGCCGTCCTCGTTGAGCGCATCGGCCCAGTTCTTGAGCGTTTGGCGCGTGAGGCCCCATTCGTGAGCGAAGCGCGTGAGGGTCGGGAAGTCATTGACGATGACTTGCTTTTCCTCGGTCAGCTTGCCGTCCTTATCCGGCACCATGACGTTCTCAACGCGATCCACCCGGATATCGAAATACTTGATGAGGGCGTGCGTGATCTCATCGGTGTACTTCACCGGGCGGCCCATGATGATTTCAACGGGTTCCGGTTTGGGTTCCGGCTTAGGTGCGGGCGTAGGAGTAGCGGCTATCTTGCGGCTAGATGCTTTGCCTTTGGGCGCGGGTTTCCCTCGCGCCGCCTTGGCGGGCGATTTTGCGGGCGTCTGAGCGGTTTTCTTAGCCGGTTGCTTGCGTGCGGGCGCGGCTTTCTTCGCGGGCGTCTTGGCGGCCGGTTTCGTGCGTGCGCGCGGCTTCTTAGTCGGATAGTCACCCTCGGGCCAGTCGCGCGGCTCGGCGGCCTTGCGTGCCTTTTCCTCGGCGGTTGGTTTCCCGATCTTGCGCGAGGCGTTGCGCTCGGCGGCTTCGATTGCCGCCTCGATTGCCTTTCTGTTCGTGGTCATTGCGTGGTGCCCTTACATGCTCTCGAGAAAGTCCCGTTGCGTTTGCAGAAAGTCTCGTTGCACGTAGCGCTCGGTGAGGTGCTCAATCGGCGGGAACGTGCCGTTCTGCATTTCCGTCATGTAAGCATCCACGCCGCGAATCTTTGCGAGCTTTTTCCTAAACGGGTCGATGCGCTCGTTGAGGTGCTCTACTGCGGCCACAACCGGGTTGGAGCCGATCAGGTCATCAAACTCGCCACGGTCGCGCAGCACGTCGAGCTTCTCTGTGACGCGATCAGCAGCGGCAATGACAGCGGCGAATTCCTCGGCGAGCGGAATGCTCTCGTTCGTGTGCCGGATCATGGCGCTCGTGATCTGCGCCACAAGGCCGTGCATCATTTGCTCGGTGCCGCGCAGCAGCGCGTACTGGGTTGCCACGCGCGTATCGAGCTCGAGGTGCGGCGAGAGTCCGAGCAACCAGTCGGTCGAGACGGAATAGGTTTGCGCGGCTTGCTTGAGGAACTTCCAATCGTTCGGCGTCTTACGCTTGCCGGATTCGACTTCCGAGAGTTGCGTGCTGTTTTTGTAGCCGAACTTCTCGGCGGCCTCGAGTTGCGTGAGGCCCGAGAGCACGCGCGCGCGGATCAGGTTGTAGCGAAGGTCCTCCAAGTCCTCGGGCGCGCTCTTGTTGCGCACGAAGCGCGTGAGCGATTGCTTAACGAGCGCGTCGCGTTGCGCGTCCGTCATCACGGCACGGCATTCCTTCTCATTGGCGGCCGGACTAGGGCGCGGCGGGCGCTTGCGCGAGGTGCCGTAGTTGCGATTGAGTTGGCGACGTAGTTTCATATTCAGAAGTCCAGTACGCGCTCGATCACGCGATCAATGTCCGCGCGCGTATAGCGCTTGAGAATGCTTTGCAGCAGCACATTGGCGACGGCGCTAAACACTTCCTCGAATTCTTCCTCGCTCATGCTGGCGAACGAGAGGCTCTTAGCCTCGAGGCGAAGCGTTCCGCGAATGTCGGTCGTTGCGGTGTAGAAGCCGGCCGCGATGGTGAGGTCATTGCGGAACCGGTGAAAGGATTTCTGCGCCACAAGGCCGCGATACTCCACTTCAGGCGGCTCGAATGCGTTGTAGCCGAGCGTCACGAGGGCCATGAACTTGCGCAGAAAGCGCGCGTTGCGGGCCTGCGTGATCTTCACTTTGAGCAGGCCGCCCACTTTCAGCTTTTTCACGGCCTCGGCGGCCTGCTCATCGTCGGGCACGAGCACGCCGTCGGCGGTTTTGCGCATGTAGATTTCGCTGCTCACGCGCCGCCCTCCATTGCGCGGCGGCGCAGCGTGCGCTGAATCTCGAGCGCGGCCTCGCGGCGGCGGTCGCGCCGGCGGCGCACTTGGTCGCGATGCGTGCGGTGATAGCCGCTTGCGCACGCGCGGCACCACGTTTGACGGCAATCGCGCGTGCCGTGGCGCGATGCGAACGCCTCGAGCGGCTTTTCTTCGCGGCACCGGCCGCATGTTTTTTTATTGGCGGCGCTCACGCTCAAACCTCGCGAATGATGATCTTGTGCTTGTCAGCCATCAGGTGCTTGCGGTCGCGATACCCGGGCGTTTGTTTGCCCTTCGCATCGGCGACAACGCGCTCGCCCGGCACCTCATACGGCAGCACGGCCGTCACCACGACATAGACGTAATCGGCGTAGTAGCGCATGGCGGGCTTGATGCGCTTCTCGCCGAGGTCAACGCGTTCCGCGAGCACGAACGGCACTTGGCGTTGAAGGTCGCGAATCTCGCCGGCGCGCTCGCGTTGCTGCAAATGGAGCCAGTATTTGAGTTCGCGTTGCGAGTCGAAACGCTCGCCGTTGTGGAAACAAACCTTGTTCTTGAATTTGCTCTTGCGCGGCTCGGGCACGAGCTTTTCACCGGGCTCAAGCGGGCTCTCGGTGCGCGCCGGGCGCGCGGCCTGATTGGCGCTCCATGCGGCGAACTCGGCTTCGCTCCACCGGCCGCCCTTGGCGCGCGGCCCGCGCGAGCGCTTCGGATGCTTGCTGAATAGGCCCCCTCTCATGCCGCACCTCGCGACGAAGCGGCAACTGCGCGGCACGCGCCGCCGGCATAGCGCCGTTGCAGGAACACTTGTCCGCGCCCGGTAACGCGCGTGGTAAACGTCGGGCTCATGGTGCCGTCACTGCGCTCGCGCGTGCCCTCGATCACCTTGAAATAGCCGCGATCCATGTACGCCTGATACGGCAGGTTGTTATCCATCAGGATCGAGTCGTCGCGCAGCTTCGCCATCAGCGTGTTGCGCCCGATTTTCAAAAGCCGCGCCATCGAGCCGAAGTCGATAGCCTCGGTCATGTCGCGGATCGTGCGCGCGAACTCCACGGCGGGCGCTTGCTTCTCGATCACGGCGTCTTTTTCGGCAACAGCGCCCTGCAATGCGATCACTTGCTCGGAATACGAGAGCAGCGCGGCGCGCAGCGCGTGCGGGTCGTTGAGATTGAGCGGCGCGGCGTTGTATGAGCCCGTCTTTCGAATGCGCGGCAGCACCTCGCCGACAACCCATTCCTCGAAACGCTCGGCGCTCGGCAGCTTGGAGCGCATCACGAGCCGGTACACATCGCGCTCGGGAATCACTCGCACGCGCTGCATACCGCCGGCGGTAGGAGCAACCGAATCAGTCGCCCCTTTGCAGTGGTCGCGCACGGCTTTGTCCGGTGCGGCATAACCGAGCGCGGCGGCCACATCGCGGGCCACGAAATGCGGCTCACCGTCGATCAGCATTGCGCGGATCGGCGCGTCACCAAACGAAAACGGCACCATCAGGTTACTCATACGGTCCTCGCGAAAGGTCGCGGGCCTCAATGGGCCCGCGTTTTATGGACGTTTCGTTATTGCTAAGTCCTGATTATAGTGACATTTCAATAAGGAAAGGCGAAGTTTTTGGATAGGAGAGCGACTATCTCGCGGGCCCTCTCGCGGCTCAGTCCACGCTCCTCGAGCGTGCCCGCCGGATCGTCGCCACACGTTAGGTAAACCACGTCAGACAAGGCACTTTCGAGCGCGGCGGCGCGCTTGCGCAACGCATCGAGGCGGCCCGTTTGACACAGGTGATCGTAGCGATCACAGGTGCGCTCGAGCGCCGCGATGCGCGCGCGGAGCCGTTGCTCGGTTACTCGTTGATCGTTGGTCGATATCGACATTTCACTATTTCCGGGCAAAGGAAAGGCGCACGTCTTTTTGACGGGCATATTCCGCGTTGACTTGGTTGCGTATCGCCTCGGCATAGGCGCGGCCGTGCTTGGCTTCGATGCGGTCATACTCGGCTTTGCGGTGCGCTTTCGGCATGATCGCGAGCATTCGAATCGTGCAGCAGTGGTGATGCTTCACGTAGATGCACGAGAGCTTGAGGCAGTGCTCACAGTGCTCCACGACGGGCGGCGCGTTCAATGTGTCCACGTCTGCTCTCCCGGCCGGCGCAATTGATGTTCGAACATAAACGCGCCGATGCCGAGCAGCGGAAACCACACGTCGTATGCACCGCCGCCGAGGTCGATCACCTCTTGCGTTTGCTCGTTTTCCATCATCGCGCAGCGCTCGCGCACGATGCACGTCATGCCGTGATAGTCCTTTGCGTGCGGGACATTGCAAATGAGCACGTCGTTGCGTTCATAGGCCCATACGGGCGCGATTGCATCACCGGTCATCGCCATACCTCTGCATGAGTGTCACGCGCGCGCCGCAAGCGCTGCACGCATGTTCGCAGAGCACGCCACGGCTCCCGGCGGGCCTGAGCGGGCCGATAGGCTCGAGCACGCCCTTGCACACATCGAGATAGCAGCGCGGACGCGGGCGCGAGCGGCGCAACGCGCGGCGCACGCGCGCGGCAAGGGCCGTCAGCGCGAGGATCAGGGAATAGAGCGGCATTATGCGGCCCTCACAGCGAAGCCGCGCAGCGCCGGGAATTCGGCGAGGTGATCGCGCCCGGCGAGTTCGATGCAGTCGGCGCGGCGCAACGCGCGATCCGCCAGCGGGCTCATGCACGGCACGCTCGATTTCGATTGAATCGAGGCGAATGCGCGCGGCTCGTCCACCGGCACGCCATGCACATGCACGTCACCCTCGAGGTGAAACGAGGCGAAGTTTCCCGGCGCAACGAGCGTGATCGGGCGGCGCAGATAGCGGTACGCCTGCTCGAGCATTTCGAATCTCATGCAGCGGTGCGCGGCCACAATGAGCGGCAGTGGGCGCACCGCGTCGGCGTTGTCGCGAATGGCGTACTTCGCCGCGAGCAGGGTTGCGAGGTCGGGCGTGATCCAGCAAATGATGCGACGGTTCATGCGTTGTCTCCCTGTTGATCGGCGGGCGTTCCGCCAAAAGACTTCGACTTGAGCAGTTGCTTGGTTTGGGCCATTGCCGCGCGCGACGTGGCGCTCGGTTGCGTGCGGTGCGGATCAGGGCGCGGCGGCACCGGATCGGCGGGCGTGACGGGCACCGGGCGCGGCGCCGGCGGCGTGCCGCCGTTGTCGATTGCCGCGTTGATGCGTGCTTTCCATGCGTCGCGCGATTCGCCGGCGAGCGCGGCGCCGACGCCCACTTGCATCGCCTTGGCGAGCATCAGGCCGTCATTCGTCCACCACGCGCCGCCGAGCTTGTTGGTTTCCTGCTCGATCCAATGCGCCTTGAAGCCGCCCCACGACATTTCGGCCGCCACATGCACGGCCGCCGCCGGCGTGAGCCCGGCCTTTTCGGCCTCGCGACACACGCCCTCCCATGCCGTGAGCGTGAGCGGCAAGCGCTTGGCCTTGCGCGCCTTGATCCAGTCCTTAGCGTGTTGCGCACTCACGCCCTCTTTCACGAGGTAGCGCGCATCAATGTCTTTCGCTTTCGAGCCATCAGCGCCGCCGTCAGGCGGTGCGCCGCCGCCCTCGGGCGGCGTATGTGTTTTCTGTTTCTTCTCTGCTTCTGTATCTGTATCTGCACCCGTTACAGGCGCGTTACCCGCCCCGTTAGGTAACGCACCGGTAACGGCGTTACCTGCGTTACCGGGCTCGTTACCATCGCCCGTTACACGCTCGGCAAGGTCCGCACCGGCGGCGGCCTTGGTCGCATCCTGCGCGGCCTGTTGCGCGGCGTTCGCCTCTTGCCGCTTTTTGTCCTTGTAGCGGCGTTGGCGCTCGGCGTTGGTCGGGTCGCCATCCGAGCGGTATTGGCGCTTGTCCCATGCGAGCGGTTGCCAGTCCTCGCCGATCAGGCCGGCGGCCACAAGGCGCCGCTTCACCTCGGCGATAGCGGAATGGTCAACCCACAGGCGTTGCGCGACGATGCGGTTGAGTAGCTCGGGCGCGCATTCCTGATCGATCACGCCCGAGCATTTCAGCGCGAGCACGCCGACGTAATGGCGTTGATCCTCGAAAGCGAGCGAGACAATTTTGTGGTCGTTGAGAAAATCCGCGTACATGCGGAACCACGGCATAGCGCTCATGCTGCGGCCCTCATGAAACGGTCCTCGTTGGCGAACGCGAACGTGATCGCGCGCGCCGGATTCGGGCGCAGCGCGGGCGCGGTGATGATGACGCCCTGAAAGAGCAGCGAGCCGAGCGCGGCGCGCGCCTGTTGTGCGGTGAGAAAGCCGGTGCGGCTCGAGATATCGTCGGCGGTCATCGTCAACCAGACGCGGCCCTCCCGAACATTCTCACCTTTGGCGCGCGCCTCGTTGAACCACTCGCGCATCGTTGCGATAACGGCCGCCTCGGTGACGCCATAGGCGCACGCATGGTGCCGGTCAAACTCGATAATCATTACTTGGCTCCAAAGGGACGCGATTGCAGCTTGCGGCCGGCGGGCCAGCGCGAGCGGGCCGCGTTTTCCTTAGCCGTTGTCGAACCTGCTACAATCGCCTTGCTCACTACGTTGTTCCTCGTTGTATCAGTCGTCTTTCGGGATGACAGGCCGCGATTCCCTGCGCGAACAGGATCGCGGCTTTTTCGTTTCTGGCGCTCGCTATCGCGCGCCGCGCGCTGCTCGGGCGTGCGCCTCACCTTGTCGATGCGCTGCACCCGCACCGGCTTGCACGCGAGCGCGGCCTCATCGGGCCACAGTCCGAGCGCGCGTAGATGCGGCTCGCCCTGCTCTTTCACCGCGCGGGCCATCGCGTTCATCACGAACTCGAGCGACAGGTGCGCCGGGCGCTTTGCTTGTCCATCGACAACCATGTGGCACGCGTAGCAGGCCACGCATCCGAGGTGATCGGCTCGAGCGAGCTTTTTGCCGAGCGCCTTGCCGCCGGGTATCTGGTTCCAGTGCGCCCATACGCACGTATCCCAATTCCAGTTGCACACGCTCGGAAATTTCAGGGCGCACGGCACCCCGCGAGCACTTTCCGTTATTCGGCTCACGTCTGTTTTCCTATTAGGTGTACTAATGGCGCCGCGCGGGCGGGCGCCGGTTGAGAGGTGCGCCGCACGAGCGCGGCGCGTTATTCGGTCAGGCGGTTTGCTCGGGCGGCGGGTATTCGCGTGCGATCCACGTCATACCCCGCGACAGCACCAGCGCGCGTTCCGATCCATCGGCGCGGCGCTCGCGAGCGAAAAAGCGGCAATTCTCATACAGGGGATACGGCAGGCCGCTCGCATCGAGCATTCCGCGCGCGCGGAGCCGGTCCTCGAGGTCCGAATGCCCGAGAACGCGCCCGACGGCTTTAACGGTCATGGTGTCGAGACTGCGGCTTGTGAGGTTGCGCGAGACGGTCGCGACGGCCGCAAGGCGAAGGTTAGTCAGGTGCGCCCGCCCTTCGGCGCGTAGGTTGAGGGGAGTGACTGCTTCCGCTGATTCTTGCTGATCTGCTTTTTGTTGTTCGTATTGCACGGACTGTCCCGTAATTGGCGATTATTCGGTTGGTCTTTGTTTGTTGTCGGGCACGGCCGCCGCGCCCTTGCCATCGCCGGGTTGCGCGCCCGGCTCTGTCCTCTTTGCGATGTGATAGTCACCCGCACTTTCGCGCCGCGCGACTTCGCGCCGCGCGTCCCGAAAGTGCCCTTGCCCTGCTACTTTCATTTGCCCGCAAAACACCTCGTAAGCGAGCGCTACCGCTCGGAAACCGGCCTCGTCCATGCGCCAGTCACCGTCAACCCTGTACCGCAATCCCACGCGAAAGACGCCATCGACAGCCTCGATGCACGTCTTTTCGTACTCTTTGCCGAACCCCATTTCGCACAGAATCATGGCTTGATTGCACATGGTTCCGAGCCGCATCGCGTGCTCGCGCGTGCCGATTCCCATCGCAAACGCGCCGAGCGCGGCCGAGTAGACGAGCGCCTCATCGCGCTGCTCATCGGCCTCGAGCGGCACGAAGTAATGCCGCTCAATATAGTTCGCGTCGCGCTTTTGCGTGAGAACCGTGAACGCGGCCATCGCCGCCTTTGGGCGCGACTTGTATGCGCGCCTTGGCTTCTTCGTGCCCGGCATGGCGCTTGCCCTTAGCTCGCGAGCGCGTCGGCGTGCAACGCTTTGAGCGTGTTGATCGCATCGACCAGTCGCGCGCTCGGGCGCGGGTTCTTGGCCTTGCGCTTCATCATGTAGCTCACGTTCGATTGCGAGCACCCGAGCGCCTTGGCGATCTGTTCCTGCGTGAGCTTCGCCTTGTCGCGCAGGGCCTTGAGTTCCTCATCAACCTGCATGTTTTACCTGTTTAAGAGACCGTGTAAATATGAGTATAGAAATATTCATATTTACATGCAACCCTTAGCGAACTGTCACTATCGGCCACCCGCGCCGGCGTGGCGGAAAACTCCTATACACCTGCTATCTTAATCAGGTGCAACTGTGCTATAACGCGAAATAGCAATTCTGATATAGAAATCTTGATAATAAAGGGCAGCACGGGACCACCACCGGCCAACACGGCCGCCCTGTAAGCCAACTAGAAAACTAAAGGAATGTCACACCAAATGGATCAGCGAGCGATTGGCGGGCGCGTGAAAGAGAAGCGCCTCGAACTTGAGATGTCACAAGAGGAACTTGCCAAGTTGTCCGGGCTCACCCAGTCAACCATTAGCTCCCTCGAGAGAGGCACCTCTAAGACAAGCGGCAACATAGCAACCCTCGCCAATGCACTCAACGTCAATGCCTTA